CTGTCTTGTAGAACTCCTCGAAGGAGCTGTAGAAGCACCCGCCCAGAGAAGCCTCTCCGAGCTGCCTCCCGTCCTTCCAAGCGGAGACGATCGCTTGGAACCAGACGGCCTTCCCGCTCCCGAGCTTCCGCTGGAGGGAGTCGATCTGCTTCTTTTCCATCCCGGTCCGCTTGAAGTGGTCTCGGACGGAGTCCATCTCGTCCAGAGCCTCGAAACAGATTATGAAACCTTCCCGCTCGAACAGCGGGATCCTTCCGTCATCAGAGCTCATACTTTCTTCCTTTCTAATCGGGCTTGCGCCAGCTTGTTTTTGATCTTCTTGGACTTCAGAACCTCCGGCACCGGCTTGCAAAATCCGAAGTCGCTGCCGATCGAGATCCTCCAGTAGATCTCGATCTCGTTCTGTACCGATTCGCTGTCTACGTCGAACTGTCTCAGCCACCCGCTGACCCTGTACTCGTCCAGCTTCAGGACGACCGCAGCGGTGACTCCGAGCGCCTCGTCGCGGTACTCGCGAGTGATCGCTTCTCCCTTGGGGTTCTCGGCAGGCTTCCGCTCGTCGGTCACCAGCTCCATCCCCATAGACAGCGCCAGCTCACCGATTCGCTCCAGAGCAATCCAGCACTGTATCTCGGTCCAGGACTCGAAGCAGTAACGCTTCTTGAACTGGTGGATCTCCGGCACCTCTTCGGTAGTGATGAAGACGTCCATGCTCCATCCCGGATCGACGTAGTCCTCTGACCTGCCGAAGACGTCCGCGACCACCGAGTCGGCACCTCCCATGAACGGGTCGGGGTTGGTGCCCATCTTCTTCATCCGGTCGTTCTTCAGTCCACGGTCGATGATCCCCATGAGGGTGTCGACGTTGCTCCCCCTCCAGTCGGGGTGGGAGTGGTCCTCGAACGGATCCTTCAGGTTGGTGGTGTAATCGTCGTCGAACAGCACCACAGCCATGTATGCCGGGGTGCCGATGTCGTGCGCCAGACTCATTCGTTCTCGATCTCGAACGAGACCCAGATCGCGTTAACCCGTATCGGGTCGTTCGGGTCGAATTCGTCTCCGCAGAACAGCTCTATCGCAAGCTCCTCTTCGGGATGGTCAGGATGCTTGTACCGAGTGCCGTACTGCGTCTGCATGTGGTCTGTGGAGCCGACCACCAAGTAACCGGCTTCCTTGGCGCACAGGTCCAGCTCGCTCATGACGGCGTGGCACTGGATGTCGAACTCCTCGGGATAGAAGACCTCGTAACGAACGACCAGCGTCTCGGGGATCGCGGGTTCGTGGTCGCGGTCCTCTTCATCCATGTAGAACTCCACCCGGTCCAGAGAGCCGCGAACGGGTAGGCCGCACTTCAGCTCGAACGCCTGCTTCGCAGTCTTGAGGAACTCCGAGATGTGCGAGTACTGTTGGACGGCGTAGGCACCAGCCCAGATCCTCTTGGACAGGGCGTCACGGGCCTTCGGGTACACGGAGGTGAGGTCGCCCTCGTGGGCGTCCCCCTCGACCGTGAATATGGGCTTCTGGTCCCGGATGTCAGCGCCGTACCGCGTCACCAGAGATCGGATCTCTTCGTTGGCGTACGGCATCAGCAACTTCTGGGAGACTTTCAGCACCGCGTCCATCCTGTCGAACAGCTGGTCCCGGATGTCGTAGTTCATTATGTCGAACTCCGGCTTCTCGTCGTCAGACAGCGCCTGCTCCTGCTTCCTACGTTTCAGTAAATCCTTGATTGATGCCATGATAGTTCCTTTCTGCCCCGAGAAGGGGCCATCGTATGCTCGCAGGCGCGATCCGCAACCGTGAGGGCGATTTTGGTACTTTTTAAACTAGAATCCTGGAGGGAAAAATTGGTTTTGGCACCTTTTCGTCCCTCCTAGGATTCTCACTTCAGCAGTTGGAGCAGATCTGCAGGCCGGACTCGTACCCGGTGTCCGTCTCGGAGGAAGCCACGAAGTACGCGTTGACGTGTACCTCTCCGTCCGGAACGTCCTCGTCTGGCACGAACTGCAGCTCCATCTTCTCTCTGTACCCCTGAGGGATCTCCTTCAGTGCCTCGAACAGGTCCTCGGCAGTGTGGCAGACGGTGTGCTTCTCGTAGCTCATTGTTTACCCCTCTGGATGTCCCTAGCCCTCTCCTTCAGGGCATCGACATCTCTCTCCGGTACATCCATGTAGGATCCGTACCCCATCTCCTTGGCGGCAAGCCCCAAGGCCCTAGTCCAGCACATAACATGCTGCTCCGATACTGGCTTCCTGTATAGGCCGGAGTCGGCCTGTCCCATGTCTACCATACCTGTCTCCTTCAAAGACCGTCGCCTATCCCGGAAAGGATGCCTCCCACCACCTCCCCGGCGCACTCCCCGATCCCGGAGCAGACGTCGCCCACCGAGTCGAGCGCACCCATCGCTACGTCGCCCACGGCTTCCAGCACTTCTCCGAAGATGGACCCGCCGTCGCCGGATGAGGTGGCTGCGGCGCTAACCCCGGAAACCTGCGCAGTCTTCTTCTCCTCCAGCTTCCGGTCCGCTGCTCTCTGGATGCTGACCACGTTCGGGACGGCGTTCCCCATCTCGTTGAGCAGAGAGGGGATCAGGCTCCCCAGACCGACTGCGTGCGCCGCCTTGAAGACGATCTCCCGGTCCTTGCCGTCGTAGCCCATCTCGATCGCCTTGTCTGCGGCCCTCTCGATCTCGTTGGAGGTCAGGACTCCGTCGAATGTGGAGCCGCCAGTGCTCTTCTTCGAAGGTAGATTGTTCACCACGAAGTCGCAGTAAAAGTCCTCGAATCCCTGGACAGACATGACGATGCGGAAGCGGACTCGGTTCTGCAAACGGTCATACTCGAAGTTGTTGAATGAGATTTCTTTCACTTCGAACCGCTTCGCCCCCTCCACCCGGTAGAAATCTTCGAGCTTGGAACGGATGAGAGCTTCGTTGAAGTCTTCGATAGCCGGATAGCCGGAAGAGATCATTAACGGGTCGAAGCACATCGCTTCAGTCAGGTGATCATCGAGAAACTTTTTCAGATCTGATAACGAAGATGTATCGCAAACGCTTTTCATTGCTTTTTCCTGTAAATTTTTCATTAACGCATTGTGAGAGTCGATCTGCTCCTGAGAGTAAGTTCCGACGCCCATCGGTGACGTGCTCATGAGCCGGTGGTCTGAAGAAGCCGGGATCAGTACTTCTCCACAGGGGTTGCCCTGCAACACGCCCTCTTGCGCCTTCTCGGTGGACCCGGAGACGAAGCGACCGTCCTCCATCTTCGTCTGGGAGCGGATCCACTTGCGATTCATCTCGGCGATGTTCTTTGGCTTGAGCTTCTTGTAGCAGTAGGCGTGCTCCAGAGTCTCCTCGATGATGTAGCCGTCGGAGGGAGTGCCGACTACGACGTAGACGTCTCCGGACTTGACGTGAGTGACGTGCTCCCCGTTGCGGAAGAGCGATGCCTTGTAAGGAGGGATCTCCTTCTTACCCGGATCATAGACGTTCTTGATGACCTTCAGCATCTCGGCGACGTCCTTCGGGGAGAGGTCCACTTTGGTCGTCATCAGCGCGATGTCGTAGGTGTTGAGCTCGATCCCGAAGCGGTCGCACGTCGTGTCTAGGATCTCTACACCGTCGCACATGACCTTGAGGGAGTTGCCCTCGCGCACTGCCGTGAAGTTCTTCTTGCTCATTATGGTTCCTCTCAGTAAGAAAGTTTCTTTTCCTTGATCTCTTCAAGGATCTTGTTGACCGTGGGGTTGATCGCCTCGAACGCCCTCCTGAAGGGCTCGAACGAGACCAGCACCCTACCGAGGACGGTCAGCCTCGAAGTCTTGAACGCGCCGCCGTAGAGGGTCAGGATCCTCTGGCGGTCCTCCCACGAGTTGTCCGGGCAGAAGTCCATCCCCACGCAGCAGGCCACCGCTTCGAGAAGAAAGCGGTTCCTCTTGAACGCGTCGTCGTCGATGTCGAAGAAGCACTTGTGCTCCCAGCGGACCTCCGCCTGCCTCGGTGCCGGGGGCGGGTACCACACCTCGCTGGTGACCACGACGTAGGGACTCTGGGTCTCGATGTCGGAACGCTCGTCGTTCTCCGGGTCGTCGTAGTGGGGGAAGACGTACCCCGGCTGGAGGGTCTTCTCTCCCTCCAGCTGCTCTAGGATCATGGAGACGGCGTCCTCCACGAAGACCTTGATCCGGCCCTGGTCAATCAGCTCGGAGAGCCGCTGCTTGTCCACTAGGAAGTCGTCGCCTAGCATGATGTACTTCATGTCGTCGACGTCGCAGTTGAACTTGATCGTCGGAGAAGTCCCGCCGCTGCGCATGTGGATCGCGTTCATCACGGCATTCGCTAGGCTGGGGTCGGAGCCTAGCGCCTTGACGATCTCTTTGTACGATGACATTGTTTCATCCTTTCCTTGATGAGTTTGTTGATGTGCCACTGGATGGCCTTCTCGGCCCCATTGGTCGCCTGCCTGAACAGGCTGTACTCGTGGAAGAAGTCGATGCAGAACTCTTCCATGTAAGAGATGTCTTCGAGGAGCTCACTGGCGACCAGCGTCAGCATGGGCTTGCGGTCTTCCTCCTTGGTCCCCTCCGGGAACTCGTCCCCGGTCGCCGAGATCATCAGCATGTCGGAGAACAGCGGGAAATCGAGCATCATCCGGTGGAGCCAAGGCGCTCTGAGCCATACGCTCACTTCCACGCCGATCTTACCAGTGAAATTGCCGAGGCCATCCCGACTGATTACCCCGGTCACTCCGAAATTGTTTGCTTGGAAGCGTACCCACTTCGACTCTGCCGGATGATCTGCGTCGTCAGTCGCTCCAACTACCGAGTCGACGAGACCCAGCTTCATCCACTCCTCGGTGATCCTCTTCTGGAGGAACTGTCTCAGAGCGTTGGCGTGGTGGACGTAGGGCTTCGCGGTCATGGCGTACGACCGCAGAGGGTAGTGGACGACCAGCACCTCGGTGCCGTCCCTCATCGCCATCTGCGTCCTAGCTGGTGGTATATCAAGTCTGGATGCGTCCATGACCTCTTGTAGGTTCATTCTCTTCCCCTTCGTATGAAATTCCATCAAAAAAAGAATATATCGACGAGAAGCCGATATATTCTTCCTGGACCGTGTCAGGTCTCCTCTTCCTCCGTTTCGTCGAGGATCTCCGCCAAGGCCCTAGCTTGGGATACGTCTGTGGTGGCGAACATGTCTGTCAGTGTCTTCCCTCTCGACAGCCTCCGGAGGACTTCCATCTTCCTCGGGTTCTCCGACGCCCACTGCTCCCACAGTCCCCTGTACTCCGCCCAGAGATCGACTCCCTCCCTCAGCGGCGGCTTCCCCTTGGCGTGACGCCAGTCGTCGGTGCAGACTCGGTAGCCCTTCACGTCCAGCTGGTAAGCCTGCTCGATCGTCCTGCCGTCCCTGAGTCTGGCGTACAGGGCGCTGAACCGGGTGTCCCCCTTGGAGGACACCTCGTAGCCGTTGTCGGAGAACCTAGACCACTGCCTTGGCATTCTTCAGCCTCGACTCTCGTATCTTCCCATCGACGAACGTCCTGCAGTCGTCCAGGTCTCCGGTCCCTCCCACCCTGAGTACGTGGGACGAGAACTCCCGGTAGTTGTGGTCGCACATGCACGTCATCGCCCACAGTAGACGGTCGGCGTCGGTTATCGTATCGTCTTCGTTCATGATTTCTTCCTCCTCAGAGCCTCCTTACGCATCGCGTTCAGGGTCTTCGACAGGGACAACTCCACCGTTTCTATCTCCCTCAGAAGTGGCTCGTAGTTGTGGATCTCTACCATGAACTGGTTGAAGTACATCGGGTCCTCCTCGAACGACTCGTCCAGCAGGTAGAGCAGCCTGCGCCGCTCCCCCACGTCCATGTCCTTCGGGAAGGGTTCTCCGTCCACCACCACCTTCATGACGTCCAGTAGGAACCGGTTCTCCATGACCATCGGCCTGTTGGACGGTTGCTGGACTGCAATGTTGACGGCGTAGTAGTATGGCTTCGACTTCTCCCCGTACATCGTCCACTCTTGCTTTAACGACACCCAATGGCACTTAGTCGGCGGCGGCTGCAAGGATTCTCGTTGTCTGTGGAGATCGATTCCGACCTCTTTAGGAGGAGTCTTCCTAGCTTCCTCCCACGTCATCGTTGGGCAGTCTTTCATCCTGCCCAACACCGATGCCGTCAGGTCGTCGCGGAAGACTCTCAGGTCGTCCGAGTGTATTCCCTTCAGTACGGGCAGTGCCTTGCCAACTATCCGTGCGTAGACGAAGTTCGGGTTCGACACCGCCTCGACCCTCCGGACCCGAACCATCGTGCCCGAGGGCAATCTGTGCTTCTCCCCGACACGGATAGGTTTACGTCCCATATTACTTTTCTTCTTGCCCACTATCATCAACTCCTTTCTTTAATCCTTAAGTTTAGACCGGAAGCTTCTGACAAAGTACTTGTCGTCACTCCGTGCATCCGCCTCCGGTTTAGACCCCGTGGAGCCCAGTCGTACTCCTAGTTCTTCACTGTCTCCGTGCTCGTATCAGTCCGACGACTCCTGCTAGCTGACGGAGGTGCAGTATCTCTTCTGCCGCGTCCGGGTATCCCGCGTCCCTCAGCTGCTGCAGTCTGTCGTCGTGCAGCCGGAGCGGCTGGACTGCCTCTTCCGTCAGGTATTCCGGGGACCAGTCGTTGACGGAATCGTGGTTGGGGTACAGTTGCTTGTACTCTTCGAACATGTTGCGACCGCCACGCTTGAAGATCACGATACTGTCTTCGTCGACCAGCTGGTAGAGGTACCACCCTGCGAAGTCTGCCGAAGTTTGGACCTTGTGGGCTAAGGAGAGCTTGTCGTAGGATAGAGTCTCGAAGATGTTGTTGTAGCCTTCGATCTCGGAGATGACAGTGCCGTCCTCGAAGGTGATCTCCAGCTCGTCGAACTCCATGTTGCCCTCGTAGTCGCCCCATCCCGTCTTGTAGTCGAAGGAGACGATCTTCTGGCTGGACAGTAGGGATAAGATCTCGGAGATCGGCTTCTCGGCGAACTCCTTGGATGTGTAGTGGCTCATTGCTCGGTTCCTTTCTTGGTTCCTTCGACTTTCTTGGATTGGCGAGCGACGTTGACGAGGGAATCGAGTCTCTCGTTGACGCCTTCCATGATCTTCTCAAGCTTGATGCGCTTGACCTTCTCGTCCACTGCGGCGTCCTTCCACGTTGCGTATCCCTCCGGACCCTTGATCTCTTCCCTGAGACGGTGCAGCTCAGCCCAGTCGTCGACGGACAGCTCAGCGGTCTTCAGGTTCTTCTCGACGAACTGCATGATGCCGCCGATCTTGCCGATCGGGTCCAGCATCGGGTCCACCAGACGCGAAGTTCGCTCGATATCCTGCCGGTTTCCGACCTTTACGTCCTCGCATACATCATCGGGAAGGGCCGCGATTATGAGGTAGTAAGCCTTGGAGAGATCGTCGTACACAGAGGTCAGGGCGTCGTGGACGAACTCCATGAAGGACTCTCCCTTGCACGGAGAACTAGCATCGACTTCTTTGGGTTCCACCGGAGGTTCGGGGAAGGGCAACACCATCCAGTAATCAACGCGCTCCACCGGAATCAAGTACTGGTACTTGTTGTCGCACTTGAAGGAGGCCAGCTGGAAGGACTTCGAGTCGTGGCCGAGGCGGGCGATGCGGGACACGCCCTCGTACAGGATGCGGACCTCTTCGTAGGGCTTCGGGAGCCGCTTGGACGGACGGATCCATTCGTGGTTGCTCATGATCACTTCTCTCCTATGAGACACTTGACGTTGAAGGCTCGGGCCAGAGGCGGCACGAACAGCGGTAAGGCGAGCACCAAGCAGTAGACCGCTTGGATGAACTCGATTGCCATGAAGGGCATTGCGAAGTTGAAGATACCAACGGCCAGATAGACAGCCGAGACGATGGTGAGCCATAACCCGCCAGTCATGGGTGGCCGATGGCGGAGGCTTCTCTTGTATAGCGTTGTCATTGCTGCTTGTTCCACTTGATGTGATTGCGGAAGTAGGTCACCGACAGGATGAGGTTCATGGGGATGAGACCCCAAGCCTGATCCACGACGATCCAAAGAAGCCAGAGGCACTGGTTGCCTAGGCCGATTGCCCAAGCTTTCTTGTTCTGGTTCCCGACGAGGATGCTCATGTACACGGTGATCGCGGAGAGGATCCACGGCATACCGTGCTTGACGGTGAAGAGTTGGTTGATGTCGAATTCGATCATTTGTTTCTGTTCCTATTTGCGTATTGGATCTCTCCGACGCGCATGGACGCGTCGATGAATTTGACAAGAGACTCGAATGAAGCCTCGTAGTCCTCGTCCCTCATGGGGTAATCTGCGAACGTGCCGTCCAGCAGTGGCTTGTAGGTCAGGACGCAGCACCCCTCGGTAAGATAGGGAGCCGTGCTCTGGAATCCTTCTGCCCGCTGCTTGAAGCGCACCCACTCGAATAGTTCCTCGTCGAACAGCACACCCTGATACCAGACATCCTTCTCTTCGATGTCTGCGTCCACTTCCCATGTTCGGTCGAAGACCTTGGCATGGCGTGTAGAATGCAATACGTTCCAGGCATGGAGGCAGGTAGGAGACACCGAGCTGAGACCTTCGGCGTACATCTTCAGCATGCGCTCTTTGAGACTGTCGGGTGCCTTCTCCTGCCAGACTAATCGGTTGACATGGGCTTCCATGATGCACTTGCCATGCATTTCTTTCTTGCCCATCGACGTGTCGAGCTTGCGATCGAAGATGAACCGTTCCCCGTGGGCGTGGAGGAAGGCCCACATCTGCCTGAACTCCGGGTGATCAGCGATGGTTCCCCAAGTAGTTCCTTTCACATACTGGATCGAGGGTATCCTCCCTCTCGTCTTGCTTGTCATTCTTATTCTCCCAAAAAAGAAACGGCATGGGGGGTTCCCATGCCGTTCTCGTTAGCGGTTACTGCTTTGCCGGACGCAGCTGGATCGGCTTGTCGCGACCAGTGCGGAAGGCTTCTTCAGTTGCGTCGGTGGTGACGATCTTGTAGTCGGCCAGATTGATCTTCGGATAGCCAGCCATGCGGAGCCACATGCCACCCCAGAAGTAGCCGAGCTGAGTCTCGTAGTTGCGCTTCACATCGATGAAGCGGGTCTGAGAGTTCTTGAACTCGTCGCGACCGCTCTCGATCAGCTGCTGCAGCTTGCGGTACAGAGCAGGATCCAGATTGGGGTTCTGCTCGTGGATCATCTGGAACATGGCCTTCGAGCCGTCCTTGCCGTAGCGGGCTTGGATGGCGTCATTGACTACAGCCTTCAGGTCGTCCTTCATCATGTCGGGGACCTGAGAAGCTTCGACGATCTTCTGGCTGTACGACGCCAGAATGTTCTTGTTGTTCTCCCACTCCGCCTTGAGCTGCTGCTCCATGCGGTTGCCGCTGTTGCTGGCGGAGATGTAGCTGACGCCACAGATTGCGGCGATGCCGAGGAAGAGGACGAGGATGATCCCGCCGATGATTGCGATGGTCTTGTTCATTGCTTTGGTTCCTTTACCGCTCAGCGGTAGTAGTTACGAGGTGTGAAACGCTTGCGACGGAAGAGCCCGTCTAGTTTGCCTGCGAAGTGCATCGACAGCAGCAGACTGCTGATGACGCCGAGAGCCACGGCTAGTGCCATGACCCACGTCGGAGGTTCGATTTCCGTCTTGAGGTACTCGAAGTCCCTCATGTGCTTTCTCTTGAAAAGCTTGACGGTTGTGTCAGAGATGATCGGGATCATCCTCTCACGGTTGATGAACTCAAGGTCTTGCAAGGAGTCCCTGAGAGTGACCTTGAAGATCTCTTCGTCAGTCCACGACATCACCCGCACCCAGTCGAGCTTGGGGTACTCGGTCGAGCCGAGCATGACTACGACGTCGTTCTTCTTCCCGCCAAGCCAGTGCTTCTGAAGAGCATAGACGTAGTTGGGGTCGCTGGACTTGACGAAGAGCACGATCAGGTTGGCCTGCTTGGAGGGGCCGAGCTTCTTCAGCGTATTGGCTATATCAATATTCCACTGCTGGATGTCAGGCACCGGCACACCGACCGATATCGCCCGATTCAGGTAGTGGTAGTCATACACGCTGAGAGGATACTCAGGGAGCATACCAGCAAAGCTGGCCTCGTGCTGCATCCCCTTGTCCACGTTGAAGAGCGATTCCGGAACGGCTTTGACGTAGTTGGTGAACATCTTCGTCACCGCAACCGGATCGCCCGCCTTTGCAGCTGCAAAGCGTGGCGGCATGTGGACCCCCTGACGGTCGACGCGGTCGATGTCGATGTCCTCCTTGACGTTCGTCTTCAGCACCCAGTCGTAGTCGTTGATGTGCTCATAACACGTATCGCACGACGTAGAACAGGAGCGGTCCTTGCCAGAGCCGGAGCACACCTGCTTGCAGTTGCAGGAGTACGAGTGGCTGCAAGAGACTTCTTCCCTTGTCTTCGAGACTACTTCGCCGTTCCATACCTCCCGGTCCATAGTTTGGTAAGCTAGACCAGCCCAATAGGTTCCTCCTGCCAGAGCGACAGCGACCGCAACGTTGATCGCCATCTCCTGCCAGTTGAGGCTACGACCCCAGATCATCTTTGCGATGAAGGGCCAGCACAGCGGGAAAGCTACTATCAATAACAGTGATACCATTTTCTGCCCCTAGCTTACGACGACGACCTCATAGACGTCGGACTCGAAATCCCCGCTGACCTCGATCTCGCCGGACTCGCCGGAGAGGACGGAGCCTTCTCCGAAGATGAACACGCTACCTTCTGGATGAGCGAGGTCGGTCGCATCGTCGATCTCTTTCTTTGTCACGAGACTGTACTCGGCCAACTTGTCGGTGTTGACGTAGTACAGATCCTTCTTCAGTCGGACCATCGAGCCGACTGCGACGTCGTCCCAGGTCTTGTTGACACTTTCCATAAATTCCTCCAGTGTTACGAAAGTTACTACACCCTAATCATATATGTCGAAGCCTGACGTTATCACGGAAAAAAAAAACGAGTGACCGGAGTCACTCGTCGCTTGTCAGAAGGGGATGTCGTCGCCCAGAAACTCTGGAGGCTTCGGAACAGGCTTCTTCTTCTTGCTCGGAGGGGGAGCGTCTTCTTCGTCCATCACGGTCGCCCTTGCCGGAGCGCCGGTGGTCATCCCGGAACCCGGAGTCCTTCCACCGGCTCCACGAGAGAGGGCAGCGTTGTAGTGATCTTCGGTCACCATGCTCCAGTCAGCGGAATGAGCGTTCTGCTGGAGGATGTACGTCTTGTAGATGAACTCGATGTAGCTCGGCTCGATGTCCAGAACCTGAGCTGGCGTCTTCCCCTTGTACTTCCCTTTCGGGAACACTCTTTGAGACGTCTGCGCCTGAGTTGCTGGAGCATGGTTGCTCTCAAGGAGCTTCTTGATCATCTGCTGCTCTTTCAGGATCGCTTCCATGACCTCATACAGATCGTCTATCGTGCGCTGGTCTTTCTTTCCCATGTTTGACCTCAATCGCATCCGCACGAGCTGCTGGAGCTCGAATCGCAGGAAGAAGAGGAAGAGTCGTGGGAAGAGGAGTGATGCGACGACGAGTGGTCACTGTAGCTGCTGGAGTGGCAGCTGCTAGATGAACCGTGGTAGCTCGAAGAGCGGGAGGGAGTGTCGTCCGACGCCGCCGAGAAGAGTATCTGGTTCTGAATGGAGAACGCAGATGTATCGTCGTCATCGTCACGGCGACGACGAGCATCATGGGTCCGCTGAACCTGAACCGGCTTCGATGGCGTCGGACGACTCGGGATGTGGGTCGGAGCGGATTGACGCTGAGGTGCCCGCTCTACGGTACGGACTACAGGCTTCGGAGCAGGCATGACCTTCTCGATCTCCTGTTTGGAGGGTTGCTGCGCTTTCTTCTTACCGAACAGCCAACTGAACAGTCCCATTTTGTTTCCTTTCTTCTTAACCGAACTTGCGCTTTAGAGCGAACCAGACGTCGATGGCCTTGTCTTCAGGACCGACGTACACTTTACTATCGGAAACCTCGGCAGAGGTTCCGTCTTCGAACTTGTAAACCGCCGAAACGGAATTGGCAGTCTTGCACTTCCCGGCTACATACCCGTCGCCATCGACATACACGCCGTACCACTTCCCAGCAACTTTATTGAATTGCTGGTTGTCACCAGTTACGCCTACCATTACTAGCCCCTCGTGAGTATTATTACTATTGATATTTTAAAGAAATAGGGAGAGAATTTATCTCTCCCTATAACGATTTACCTCAGTACTACCGATTTATCTATATCAGTAATAATACCCGTAATCGAGCATCTCATGGCGGAGCACGTCGATGTAGATGTTATTGGGATCTGGAGACTTCAGAACGTCATCGACCTTTAGGTAGATCACCTCGATGCCCTCTGCGACGTCCACCTTGTACTCATGACCAGTGTCATAGAGCGACGTGTCGCCGTCCTCGTTTCCGAAGACTTCCCGATCTACAGGGAGGCCGATCTCGATGAATTGCTCCGGCTGGAGTCCGTGAGTGTCGATCAGATCCTTGAGCTCCTTGATGTGGACGACGATGCCCTCGCTGACGAAGCGTTCGGGAACGTGGTTCTCCCCCTCTTCGTCCTCGACCAGCTGCACCATGTAGGCGTTGTCGGGGTTCTGGAAGTAGACCGTATTCGTGTCCTCCGGGGTCTTGACCTCGTGACTCCAGTACTCGATGTTTTCCACGTACTTCGGAGGAAGGTTCGGAGCACCCTCGAAGATGCAGCCACGGAGGTTTGCCGGGAACTCTACGTGGCTGACGTAGTAGTCGATCAGCTTGGTGTTGATCGACAGGCCGATGGAAGCGCCGTCGGGCAGGACCGACAAGTTAAGGTCTTGCTTCAGGGTGTAGCCCTGCTTGCTTGCCAGATCAGAGTGCTCGCCAGTTCGGTCGCTCCAGCTCAGGCCCTTGATAGCTTCGAGAGTTTCCATTGCCTCGGCGGTGGTGTAGATAGTCGTGTTCATGCTTCTTCCTTTCGTCACTCGTTGATCTTGAAACCCTTCTTCATGAGCTTCAGCTTGTGCTTCTGCTCGATCAAAGGGCGGTCTTTGTTGAAGAGAGACATGTCTCTCTTGTCGTGCTGCAGCGTTGCTACTTTCTTCTTGATGGCTTCGAACTTCTCCTCGGTGTCGAGCAGGAAGTCTCCGTTGCAGTATGCCAGTCGGTCGACGTCGTACTGGGCGCTTTCAATGAAGTTCATGGCATCCAGCTTATGGCGCATGAGGATCAGCTGAATGTCCTTACCGGCTCTTTCCGACTTCCCGATGTAGTACGCGGGGTAGGCTCCTTCAGGAGACACTTTCTTGAATTTGTACCCGAAGTCGCTCTCAAGGAAGGCCACCGAGTAGGCGTTCGTCGCGATGACATCGATGTCTCCGTACTCCATGTGGACCTTCGGGTCGACGAGGTGCTTCACGAATCCGCCGAAGAGGATCAGGTTCGGGTCGTGCATCATGAAATACGCCAGACCTTCGTTGTCCTGAACGATGTCATGCCCGGAGCAGTCGATCTTCGACAGGTAGCGGCTTGAGAGGCACAGCTTCTTCGGGACGAAGACGATCGCGCTGTTTCCGAAAGAAAGCTTCTTGAAGTCCAGCGGGTACACCGAGTTCAGGTTCTCCCGGAGCACGAGAGTCCTAGCCAGCACCCGGCGCATCTTGTAGTACTGGGGCTTGAGCTTGACGATTTCCTCGGTAGGAAGGGGAGGCAGTACCAACGAGTACTCTACGTCGAATTCGTCGAGTTTCTCTCGCATTTCGATCACCTTAGCCATGACTTCCGCGTCCAGAGACACGGAGAAGCAGTCGATGATCCCCTTCAGGCTCGGGATGTGCTCTACCTCTCTGGTGATGAGCCTGACCTTGAAGCCCTCTCGTCGGATGATCGATGCCATCTTCTCAAGCTTGTCTCGGTTCTCCTCGAACTTGTAGAGAGGGTCTCCGCCTCCGCTGATCGTGACGAAGCTCTTCTTGCACTGCCTGATGAACTTGACGATATCTTCCTCGCTCTGCGCTCCGTTCGGGAGCAGCGGGCTAGATCGCCAGTTGCAGTAAGAGCAGTTCTTGGCGCAGCCGAAGCCGCGCTCCCTCCAGTTGACGACGATGGTGAAGTTCACGTCGTCGTCTCTCGATTCAAAGTTCTTCTCCATACCATCTCCTGTAAGAGTTTCTGATGTCGGAACTCTCTAATAATATATCACAATTTGAGGTTTTACGCAAATGCAAAACGCCAAAGGCACATACGCCGGTTACAATCTGGCTCCTGTTAGCGCGGACAGGTTGGTACGTTTCCTCAAGGACAATGGTATCCCATGCTCCCAAGAGGAATTCCATGTCACCCTCCTGTACTCCCGCAAGGACCACTCGGAGCAGTTCTCGCCCAACCCGGACCTGTTCCACATGGCGTTCCACGACGGATACGCCTTGTTCGACAGTCACATCCCCGGATGCCGTTGTTTGGTGATGAAACTCCGTTGTCCTTCTCTCATTCAGCGCCACGTTGCCCTGATGGCAGAGCTCGGGGCAACTTACGACTATCCGATCTACAATCCGCACATCACCCTCTCCTGCTCGGTGCCGGAAGACTTCAGCACGTTCAAGCTCCCTACCATGAAAGGAAGCCTCATGCTGGTCGGGGAGTACTACGAACCCCTGAACGAACTGTGGGGATCGGAGGAGAAGGAAGCAGCCGGGACTCCCCTGTCGGAGTTCATCGCAGAAATCGAATCTACCCCGGAAGGAAAGGCAGCGATGGACGAGGGTCGGGAATGGGTCAAGAACGAACTGATCCCATCTATCAACCAGCCCGTTCCGGTACAGCAAGTCTTGAACGATCCCGATCACCCAGCTCACTCCGAAGTGAAGGAAGTCATCGCCGGTCTTGAGTCCGGTAAGCTCAGCATGTGCGCCTGCATCGGAAAAGTGGGCAATGACCCCCACTGCCCTTGCGAGATGAAGAGGCTCGGCCTGAAGTCTGACTCGGAGCCCACCGATGAGGACAAGAAGAAACTCCAAGACGCGCTCGACAGAATCCTAGCGAGAACCGAAAATGAAGAAGGCGACACCGAAGACGCTGAAGCAGTTCAGGAAGAAGATGTACAAGGATCTGCTGAAAAAGCTGGGGCTCTGGAAGAGAAAGTGACGGTCGTTCCCGGTGGTGGAGCGTTCCCTTTTCATGAGATCCGAGAGGCAACCAGCGAGGATCTCCCGCCGCCGGGATGCAATTTCGATCACTGCAATGACATTCCCATCGACATGGTGTCTTTCTCCGATCCGGAGATGAGCAAGCCGATGACCGACGAGGAGTTCGAGAACTGGGTGAGACCGGGTCCGGACAACGAGATTCCGATTGAGAAAGTCGATTTCTCCAAGCCGCTTCGCACCAAGGTGGAGATCATGGATTTCGCCGAAGAGAAGAAGACAACCACAGCGGCGGTTCCCTCTCCCAAGAGCGGATTCACCATCAAGAAAAAAGTGAAAAAGAGGTAAGATGCCTTGAAGAGCAAAAGAGTATTGGTCGTGGACGACATGTCCACGATGAGGCGCATCGTTTCGGCCATCGTCAAGGAGTACGGATGCACCGTCTCCGAGGCTAGCTGCGGGAGGGAAGCGTTCGAATCTCTCCAGCTCAGCAAGTACGATCTAGTCATCAGCGACTGGAACATGCCGAACATGACAGGGGGAGACCTAGTCGCCAAGGTGCGGCAGACTCCCGGCATGGAAAGGACTCCTGTGGTCATGCTGACCGCCGAGTGCGAGAAGAAGCGCATCGAAGAGATGGTGAAACTCGGGGTGAACGGCTACATCATCAAGCCGTTCAAACCCGAAACTTTGGTGAAAGTTCTCGACAAACTGTTCAAGTGCGACAAGAACACTGCATTAGTCTGTAGATCCACCACCAAAGGTAAATCATGTCAAGAGTGCAAGATTTGGTCGGCTTCTTCCTCAGCGGAGAAGTGACCGATGCGGAGGCTCTGAACGAGTACTCCCATAGTCAGGACAATCCGTACTTCCGTAAGGTGATGAACGGTCAGGGCGACGATCTAGCTCGCCGCTTCGAGCTTCGCCTTGGAACCGCAAAGAACCGTACCGAAATTGAAATCCTCACCCAGGATATCGAGGACGCTCTGGAAGACTGCGGGTACACCGAGAACAAGCGCAGCGGCGAACGAGTCGGAGCTTACATGCAGGGCGGCGCGCTGGTCGGCGCACTGGCTGCAGATCGCGGTCACGAAGGGACTGGTGCTCTGATTGGGCTGGGCGCTGGCTTGCTGGCCGCTCACTTCATCAAGGACGACCAGAAGTCTATCGTTGACCACCACGTCACGAAGTTGAAGCACCTTCGCATGGAAGCGAAGGACAAGATGCTGAAGGTGAAATGATGGCAACGTCCGTCCACGATTACAAGAACTTCTTCCTCTCGGAAGACAACATCGCCTTCAAGGCTTTCCGTCTCGATTTCTGGCCGTTCTCGCTCTTCCGGAGTTTCGGCCACAAGATCGGGAAAGACGCTGGCATCGCCATCGTCAAGAAGGCCCTCCAGCACATGGACAAGCAAGAAGATCTCCAGCAAGTCCTAGACAACTACAAAGCCTCCATCGCGGACTTCAAGTCCAGAGTCGGCACGACCGGGATCCACAATCTCGCTCACAGTGACGACGACATGATCGACTTGTACAAGTCGATGGAAGGCGAAGTGATCCCCATGATCAGAGCCAGAGCGAAAGAGCTCGGCGTGACCCTCAAAGGGTAAAAAGAACCCCTATGGCAATTACGCCATAGGGGGTTTCTTTTCTTAGAACAGACGACGGAGAGCGGAAGTTACTTCCTTCTCCAGCTTCGACTCGATCAGCACCACTGCAGCCGGACGCTGGATCTCGCGGTCGATGATGACGAGCTTGCCGCCCTCTTCGAGCTTGAAGTCGAGCTTGTCTTGGGCGATGCACAGGACGTTCTCGTTCAGCTGCGCGAAGTCCTTGGAGTTCTCGGCGGCGTACTTCGCCAGTGCGTCGATGCCGACCGGCACTGCGGACTCGTTCACCACGTTGCGCATGTACGCCTTCTGGTGGGAAGGGAAATGAACGCTGTCGTAGGTCACGATACGGAGAGGATCCTTGACAGTAACCTTGCCACCTGCCTTAACCACGTCGCCGAGGCCACGCATGGAGAAGGAAGCCTGCATGCCGTTCTCGGAGATCAGACCGGCGAAGTTCTTGCCGGTCTCGGTGGAGGCGGTCTCCACCTCGCCGAGCAGCAGGTTGCTGTCCTGCGGATCCCACCAGACCTTCTTGATGACGTGGGACACGTTGTTCAGGTCGATGGACATCTGGCGCTGCATGTCTGCGTTCGCCGGGTGGTTGGACTCGCCGAGCAAAGAGTTCGTGCCGAGCTTTTCCTTCACGAAGGGAGCTTGGAGAGCCTTCTCGATGACAGCCTTCGGGTAGACACGACCGTTTCGGTTGGGCAGGTTGGCTTCTTGGAGGACGGCCACCATGCGGACTACGCCGTTGCGCTGGCGCTGCATGGAACGGATCTCGCCCTCGTTCATTGCGGCTTCGTGAAATACGTAGCCAATGATCTTTTCGGACATTTTGAATTCCTTCTGGAAAGGATGACGATTCTACTAAACTGCTGTTCCGTGGCGGTCAGTACTTCGATAGCATTCCCATCACGTTGTTCACGGCCTGACCGATCTTGTTGGCGACGGTAGATCCTAGCGGAGTCGTCTGGTCGGTGGCAATGCCAGCGTAACGCATCAGGTCTAGCTGTTTGGCGTCTAGAGAATTGAACGGACTGACCATTTTCAAGAGACCGCCCTTGACATAGTTCTGCAGGTTGTCCTTGATGCCGGTGTCGATCGCCTGATACAGCGACGCACCAACCAAGTTGTTGATGAACGCAGCAGTTCCGAGGTTAGTCACAAACTGAGAATCGTTGATGGGCAGAGACAGAGAGCTGTACAGATCCATCACGCTGAAGGTACCCTCGATGATCAGAGGGAGTCCGGAGCGATTGAAGAGCGCATCGGAGCCGCCCTTGGTGAAGCTCAGGTTGCTGATCACGCCCATAGGGCAGCTGAAGTAGCCGGGGCAGTCCATCTGTAGCAGGAAAGGGAACTTCATGCCGGAAGGACCGTCCTGAGTCGGAAGTGCGCAGGCCAAGATGAAGAGGAACGGCAGGATGACGTTCACAAAGACGGATCGGTCGTCGCCGTACGGGGACATGAAACGGAACGACACGTTGTAGCTGCGGTCGAACTTGCTGTCATTCCAGATCTGCGGAAGGACGACCTTCGCGCCGGAGGCAGTCGTCGCGGCAGTCTGGACCAGACGGCCAACCGTGGAAGCCTCGTTGGACCCGATGTTGTTCTGAGTCGTCACCTCGACGTTGTTCGACTCGTTGAAGGTGCCGAAGTTCATCCCCGTCAGAACCTGGAACTCTCTCGCGGCGTTGCCGATCTTGTCGGTCAGACCCTGGAAGACGGAGTCCGAGAAGGAGTTAGACACCGTCTCGGAGATAGACGTAGACTTCTCCACCCACAGGTTGAACCCACGGTACTTGGAGCTTTGCTTGGCGTCGTTGTGCAGCATGAAGTCCATGATGTTAGTCGTGAACTTCGTCATCGTGCTGGCATTGGACCGCCCGGTCAGAGAGGTGCCTGCCCGGTTCACCAGAAGCTGGTAGGCGGTCAAGAACTCGGCGAACGCTGGCTTGAAGGTCAGGTATCGCATGTCGATACCTTCCTTGATGAGAATCTGCTGGGTCTGGGCGTTGAGCTGGTCGAGCTCTTCTGCCGCAGTGGTTCTTCTGGACTTCTTGATCTCGTCGACCTGCTTGGAATGATCCTTGAGGATCAGATCAGCCGCCTCCAGCTTGTCCTTCTCGAAGTGATAGACTCCGGGGGTGACGCGGATGATTGTGTTGTTCTGCAGCAGCGTCTCTTGGAAGATCCTCTGGTGAGGATCGCACCGAGGATTGAAAGCAAGGGGCCGACCGATGATGGTACCGAACCCCGGCTGGTAGAATTGAGAATACGGATTGTTTTCGTCGGCCATTTGGTCACCATGCGAAGAAATGAGGAGGCCCTACAGGCTTTTCACCTGTAGGGCCATCCGTGAATACCTGTCTAATTAATCGTTACCGACTTCATCAGACAGTGATCGGGCTCATGTTCGGGATATTCCCACCAGAGGCAATGCGAAGAGCATCGACCGAGGGCCTCAGCACTCCAGCGTCACCTCTGTTGGTCAGATTTCCGAAGATGTCCGTCTTCCTAGCATTATTGACGAACGTGTTAGATCTCTCGACGTTCTCGGCCACCTTCGTGGCCGCGCCATTGTTGTTCGTCACATTGTTCACCGCAGACACGATGCTGTTCGACATCCCACCGAGTTCCTTGGTGTTGCCCGCAATCGCGGCAAGGAGAGTAGTCTGCTGACGCAGTTCCGCCAGAGCCGGATCCACGCCGCCAGTCGGAGCCATAGCAGCCTGAATCGAGCTCGTGTTGAGCTGACGGTCTTGGACAGACTCTCTCGCCGCAGTTCCGGCCAGACCTGCAGCCGTCGCCACCGCAATACCGCCCATGACGTTGCCCTTCGCAGTGGATGGCGCAGCGGAGACCGTTGGGGTCGTAGCTGCAGTCATCACCTTGTCGGAAACCGTGTTAGCGGTAGCAGCAGGAGACGCCTTAGTCTGAGGCGCAACGGACGGAGCCGCAGCCAGAGCAGTCATGGCGGTAGCCGCAGGAGCGACCTTCGGCGCAGGAGCCGAAGCCACTGCAGCCATAGCGGTGGAAGCAGGACTGCCTCCGCTCATTGCCGCAATGTTGGAGTTCAGCTTGACGCCAGCGACGACATCCGGGGAGACCCCGAACATGCTCGCCAGCTGGTTGCCTTCTCCAAGCTTCTTCTCCCAAGCAGCGAGGAACAATTTCGGATCCCTGTACTTGCTCTCGCCGAGCGGGTCGTTGTTCGCCATGTTCCCCGCGATCTCTTTGCTGCTAATGCCCATGCCAGACTTGGCCGAGTACCAGATAGCGCCGAGACCGCCCGCACCCTGCTGGTGAGCAAGGTACATGGTGGTCGGGGTGATGGGGATGCCCTTGTTGGTCATCTGCTTCATGTTGTCGCGGAACAGACGAGCTGCCGCTTCAGCATTGGCATACGGATCCAACTCGCGACCCTTGATCCCGTAGGCAGCTGCGGTGTCGGGCACGAACTGGTACAGACCCTTCGCGCCGTTCGGGCCACGGCTTGCCGAAGGATTCATGTTCGACTCGATCAGCGCCATCTTGACCATCAGGTCTCTCGGGATGCCGTACGCGTTAGCCGCCTTCGTGATGGCGTCTTCCACTTCTGGCTTACCGAAAGCCTTGCCGCTGGCCATGATCACTCTGCCGGATTGCTCCGACTGGACGAGTAGATCGAACTTGTTACGCGACTGCTCGTTGTCCTTGAGACCCTGAGACTGCAGCCAAGTCTTGTAGCGTTCCTCGTTTGCAGCAGATTTCGCTGCTCCGTACGAGGTCTTGCCCTGACTCCAGTTCGCGTCCTTGTCCACACTTGCGGTGCGTTCGGCAACCAATCTTTCGTAGCTGCCGTCGTTCTTCGCCTTGGCTGTAGCCGCCTCCTCTTCGGAGATCAGGAACTTCTTGGCGTACTCTTCCTTGGCCTTCTTCTCGTCGCCCTTCGCGGCTTCCATCGCCTGAGCGTAGCGGTTCTGGTTTCGGTCTCCCTTGCCCAGACCCTTACCCCACTCGGCAGCGGCGTTAGCCCCTGTGGCGGAGCGGAGGGCATCACCGAGACCTCCGACGAGCTTGTTGCTTGTGGCAATCGCGCCCTTCGTACCGTCGTCGATGGCCTGCAGGCTGGCCTGCTGGCGCTTGTCTCTAGCGAGCTTGTACTGGTCTTGCTCGGTGTCGACGGCCTTGAGCTTCTGGTTAGTCGATTCTTCTCTCGCCTTGGCCTTCGCCGCCATGTCTGCCTTCTCTTGGTCGGAGACCGCGAGGAAGCTGAACGGTGCGAATTCCTTGCCGAAGATGCTGATCTTCATGTCGGCGAGAGACTGTCTGACGCGGTTGATGGAACCGCCGAAGCCGTCCTCGAACACGCCGCTGACGAAGTCGCCCAACTTGATGAGCTGCTTCTGGACGCTGCCCTTGAGCGGCAAGTAGACGTTATCTTCGAAAGCGTTCTGGATCATGTTGCCGAAACGAGCGAAGCCCTTCAACATGAACCCACCGGCAGTGATGATGCCCGCCACCAGAACCTTAGTCAGAGACTCCCCGAGGGTGATCGCCAGCTTAGGTGCCTGAGCAACGAGACTCATGCCAGCGTTCCCGAGCGCCTTGACCATCTTCCAGAGGATAGAGGGTTTCTCTTCCTTCGGTAGGCCAGTCGTCGGGTCGAGCTCCGAGGTCGTCGGAGTCGAGAAGAACGCCATGATCTTATTGGGAATCTCTTCCGCGAACTTGTCAACCTTCTCCGGCAGCTTCTCGATCCAACCGCTCAGCTTCTCCGGGAATTCAAGGAAGAAGCCGGTCGCATTCTGGATCTCGTCTTTGAAGGTGTCCTCCAGCCAGTCCTTGACGCCCGCCAGAGCATCCGTCAGACCGGACGCAGCAGCACCAATGACGCCGCCGATCAGCGTGCCGACCCCCGGAAGGATCATACTGCCGATCATAGCACCGGTGGATGCACCGCCGAGCGTCTTGAAGGAGTTCGTGAAGATCTTGTGAGCGTGGCCACCCTTCTCGAAGATGGTGTCGGAGATGACTTCGCCCAGACCGCCGACTACGCCGCCGATCGTGAGACCCTTGGCACCGATCTTCATGACCGAGCCCGCCATCTTGCCTGCCATGCCAGCAACGCCGCTGACGGCTTTGCCCGCCATGTTCATGGCACCGCCAGCGATAGCCGTAGGCATCCGGACGCCGACATTGGCAACGGTGCTGCCAATGGCTTTCACGCCAGTGCCAACCACGCCACCAAAGGCTTTCCCGGTCATGGACGCAGCAGCACCGCCAAGTTTCCCGGCAGCGCCACCGACAGTCTTGGCGATAGCTCCGCCCGGAACTTTCTCCAGAGCGCCGCCCACTGCCTGACCGATTCTCGAAGAACCAACCTTCTCGATGCTAGTCTTTGCCAGCCCGCCGATCTTGTCGACAGCGCCAGAAGTCGCCTTGGAGATCAGGTTCCCTGCACCGCCAGTCCCGAACTTGCCGGTCGTAGCTTTGGTGACGGCCTTCCCTGCACCTGAGATTTTGTCTCCAATCCAAGAAGCACCCTTGCCAACCTTGTCGATGGCTCCGGTGACCTTACCTCCGGCCTTCTTCAGACCCTCGTTGATCCTGACAGTGCGGCTCGACTTCAGGGTCTCCCCTGCCTTCGCAGCTGCCTTCCGTTCGCTCAGAATCTTCGATCTGTCGGCCTTGCTCAGATTCTTCCATTCGTCGGAACGAACGTTGATCTTATCCGCAGTACGGAACTTGTCGATTGCCTTTGCCTTGGTGTAATCGCCGCGATCGACGATCTTACCAAGGATACTACTCGCGCCAGCCTTGGCCGCAGCGACCTTGGCACCGACAGTAGTAGCTGCCTTCCCAATCAGCCCCGGAGCAGCAGCACCCGCAACGGTGCCAGCGACATCCTTCAGCTTATCGAGAGTATCGTCCTTCTTGTCTTCTTTCTTCTCGGCGTCCTTCTTACCTTTGAGCTTGTCGGCTGCGGCAGTCACGTCCTCGATGTTGTCGGTCATCTTCACGGAAGGCTTTTCCTTCCTGTAAACCTGAACCTTACCGTCTACAACGTGTACGTACATCGGATTCGCAGCAGACCCGCCGACGAAGCTATTCACCAGCGACACCTTGACGATGGCGTTGGGGTCCATGAGACCTCCGCCGGTCCGGCCCTTGCCGATAGAGATGCCGAGGTGCTTGGCGGAGAAGTCGAGAACCTTGTTCCCGAGCTGACCCGCAAAGTCCAGAAGCTTGCCAGCAAAAGTAGCCAGACCCTGCACGGCGCTAGTTAGCGCAGTCGTCAGACTCGTAACAGCAGGCTTCAGGCCGCTGATCAGAGTTGAGGTTACGTCGACGAACGCATCGGTCAAAGGCTTGATCGCATTGCCGATCTGTCCGGCCAGCTTGAGACCGGCTTGGAGTACCTTGTCGGTCATGTTGACGAACGTGTCGCCAGCATTCTTCGCAAGGTTGCTCAGCGTCTTCATGGCGCTTGCCGCCAGATCGCCGATGTTCGGGAGCAGGTTGGTCACGACGCTCATGGCAGACTTCGCCAGATCGCCGAACATCCCAAGCACCTTCTTGGGCAGGTCGGAAAAGCTCTTCAGCACGTTCGCTGCGCCGTCCACGAATCCCTTGATGGTCTTCAGGCCGGTCGAGAGCAGACTGTCGAGCTTGTTGCCCATCCAGCTCAGCGGACTGGAGTACAGGTCGATTTCGCCAGCACCCTTGCCGCCGTTCTTCATGGCGTAGAGGATCTTCTTGGTGGTCTTGTCGACTTCGGATAGGTTGCCCTTCATGAAGTCGTGGATCTTGTCGAGGATCGACGTGGTCTTCTTCGTCTCGGTGACGTTGGCGTGGAGCTGTTTGATGATCTCGCCGAAGCGGCCACCCTTCTCAGCGCCCTCGTCCACCTTGGCAGTGATCTCTCCGGACAGTTCGAGCTTACGATTCTGGAGGGAGTTGCTCAGACGGTCGATGATCGCCAGAGCCTCTTGTTCCTTCCTCTTCAGGCCCTCGATGAAGCCCTCGACGACGTGTTCGCCGAGCTCTCTCATCTTGCGGGACGGAGAGTGAATGTCGAACACGGCTTTCACCTTGTCCAACACGCCAGTGCCCATGTCCTTGACTTTCTCCCAGATGGTCTTGGTGCCGTCAACGATCCCTTCTTCGAAGCCCTCGGAGACCTGTTCCCCGGCTTTCTTGAAGCGTTGACCAACATCAGCCGGAGGAGTCAACGCGTCGTCAACCGCCTTCTTGGTGTCTTCAGCCTTCTTGCGGACGCCAGCCATGAAGTCGAAGGTGGAACCCTTCTTGTCCAGTGCTTCGAGGCGGTTTCGCTCGTCGTCGGAGAAGTTGCCCTCGCCGCGCTTCATGCGGTTCAGCTTGATCGAGTCAGCAATACCCTTGAAGAGGTTCACTGGCAGTCTCAGGAAGAACTTGAAGAAGCCGCCCAGCGTTTCGCCGAGCTTAGCGATCGCATTCTTGAACGGATCCACGACCTTCTCGCGGATCGTCTTGATCATGTCATCGCCCAAGATCTCCTTCATGATGCCCTTGGCACCTTTCACGAGATCCTTGGTGAAGAAGTCCTTGGCCTTCCCGAAGAAACGCTTGACCTCTGCTCCGACTTCCTTGAACATGTCCTTCATGGAGGGCATGAGCTCGTCAAGGAACCATCCCTTGAGGGGCTTGAATACCTTGTCGGAGATGAACGTGCCGACTCCCTTCAGGGTGTTCTTGATGTTGCCCCACAGGGTGTTGTCCTTGGCCTTGTCGCCGAAGAGGATCTTGTTGATCCTCGGACCCATCCATTCGGAGAAGTTCTTGAAGAATGACTTCTTCTTGCCCTCCTCGCCGAACAGCCACCCCTTGATCGGCTGCAGCACCTTCTGGTCGAAGGAGGTACGCATCGCGGTCAGGAATGACGTCTTGCGGAGAGTGCGGACGTCCGCGTCAGGAAGCATGAGCTTCTTCAGCGGGTGAGTGATGTTGCGGTCGAAGCTGTGGGAGATCGCTCCCCACATCGACAGATTCTTGGCCTTCTTCTCGTTCCCGCCGAGCAGGCTCGTGCGGAGCGGGAGGAACACCGATTTCTCAAGCTTGTCGCCGACGACTTGGAGGAATGTCATCTTGCGGGCAGACTTCTTGTCGCCGCCCATCATCCAGGTTTTCACCGGGAGCATGACATTCTTATTCCAAGAGATCTCGATGGCCTTGAAGAAGCCAACTCTCTTTGCGGCCTTCTCGTCTCCGATGAGCCACGTCTTGAGCGGCATCAGAACGGTGCGGTTCATGCCCTTGTTCAGCGACTCGAAGAAAGATGTCTTCTGAGCCTCTTCAGCGGTGGCTCCCTCTCCAAGCATCGCCTTCTTCATTGGCGTCAAGATGCTGGTGTCCCAGCGAAGCTTGACGGTGTCGAGGAACGACATCTTGGTCGCGTCTCCCTCTGACTTCCCGATGAGCATCCGCTTAAACGGCAGAAGCGCCTTCTGGTCGAACGCAAACGACATGGTCTCCAGCAGGCTCTTGCCTTTGGTCTCCTTCTTGTCTAGACCGAAGACGCTGGTGATGCCGGACTTCACGCTCTTGGCGATGCTGTCACCGGCCTTGCCGATCTTCTCGTAGACCTTGGTGCCGACGCCGCCGATCTTGTCGACGATGGAGTCGAAGAAGCCGGAATCGGAGCCGGACGCAGCTCTAGAAGCCTTGGCTCTGTCTCGGAACTGCTCTGCCATCTTACGGAGCTTGTCAGCATCCTTATTCTTGACAGTGTAGTCCTTCTTACCCTTGACTTCGGTGATGTCTCCGTTCAGAGCGGCAACCATACCGGAAGTCTTCCCGGACATGCGCTTGCCTTCGTCCACGACGGCTTGGTACGTGTCCGCTCCGTGGCGGATGAAGGAGTCTTCGAGGTTGTTGGAGTAGTGGGTTCCGAGGTCGCCGGAAGCCTTCAGCTTCTCGACGCGCTTCTTGTACTCAAGGAACTTGGCGTGTTCCGCCTTGTACTGCGCCTCGCCCTTCTCAACGCGGATCTTGTCCAGCGCCGCCTTGCGAGTAGCCAAGTCAGCAGCCAGAATGTCGTCCGACTTGCCAGACGCATTCATGGTCCCGATGACGGAATCCAGATGCGGAGAGATCTTGCTGATCCGCTTGGCGATCGTGCGCTTCTTGAAGTCCTCGTACTCTTCGTTGGTCTGACCCTTGCGCTTCTTGATCTCCTGATCCCACATCCGACCGAGCATTTCCTTGACGGACTTGGAGTCCTTCAGGTCCGTCATCCCGGCGAAGTTGGAGTTGGCGAGACCGAGCAAGCTGGCCTGCAGGCGACGAGCGTCGTGGCCCTTGACGCCGGAGGCGGTCATCGCCTGCTTCAAGTTAGTGCCAAAGCCCTCGGAAGTCTCACCGCGATTGATCTTGCGGAATCTTGAAGCGATCGCGCTCTTGTACTTGTGTTCTCCCTCGAACTTCCCGGTCTCCCTGTCGTAGACGGTGTGACCGATTTTGGAGTCCGGCTGGAGGTTGTGCGCACGGCTGGTGATGTCAGTCAACTGCTGTAGCGTCATCAAGATCTTAGACAGGTATCCTGGGATCTCGGTGATGATGGAGCGTCTGGTCACGGTGTCGAACGAGGTCGCTCCGTCGGCATCCTGATTCAGCTTGAGCTTCGGGTTAGCGATGTCCAGCTTCAGGTTGTCGCCAATCGAGGCAAGAATGTTCTCGATGGAGAAACCACTCTTACCGTAGTCGCGACCGGCAGACCAGCTTTCGAGCTTGTTCTGGGCCAAGTACGGAAGGTTCTTTGCCATCCGCTCGACCTTATCGATCTGCGAACCAAACATCTCCCCAACTAGACCGCGACCGCCACCGAACGCAGACCCGAAAAGAGCAGCTGACGCGAGGAATCCGATCGGATCCTTGGCGATCTTCCCAATCTCGTTTCCGAGACCGCCGAGCACCATGTCGCTGGTGAAGAAGCTATCGTTGATCTTCCCGAGCAGTCTGGAGGGGTCGAGCATGGAGCCCATGTCGATCCCGGTTTGCTCTTGAGCAGCCTTCAAAGTTTTTTGATCTTGCAAGTCCGCGAAGTACTGGTACATCTTCGCGGAGTCGGCGCTCTGCTTCTCCTGCGCCGCCACCAGAGCTTTAGAAGCCTCCAGTGAAAGGTCGTAGTACATCGACGTCTTTTCCTTCTGGAAGGCGTCGAGCAGACCGATGTTCTTGTTGATCTCAGACAAAATGCCGCCGATTGCGGCTAGACCGCCCAATCCGGTGATTGCCCCGGAAGCGATCGCACTAACGACTTCTCCGTTGTCGGAGCTGCCTTTGTTGATGTTAGTGTAATAGTTCTTGTTGGTAATCTCAGTGACCGAGCCATCCGGGCTGGTCGAGGACTCGGCGGAAGACGAAGAATCGCCGCCTGCACCGTTTGCAGCGTCGAAGTCAAAGTCTCCGGAGAGGTCCATCCCCTCCATGTCGAAGCCCATGCTCTTCATCATGTCGGAGTCGGCTTCCTCCTTGGAGATGCCGAACTTGCCGGTGGAGAGCTGCTTGAACGCGGTCTTGTGGATCCGCTTGAATCCAGCGAAGTTTGCGGCTTGGCTGAACTTTGATGCTTTCTCTCGTAGTTCGTCTACGATACCCTCAGACTTGTCCACGTCCTGCTTAAAGCGGGACATGACTTCTGCGGTTCCGGGGAAGAGCCTCGTGGTACCCTCCGGGAGGGTATTAGTCAACAAGGACTTCGCCACGTTCTTTAGGAACACAGCCATGACGTTTTCCTTCTAGAAACCTAAAATGGTGATTATCTACCTGTTAAATTCTCAAAGAACATTGAAATAATTTGCAAAAGGATTTCCTGGAAGGAAAATCATGAATGTATTTGACATAAGGAACTCGATCGTCAAGCCCTTCGATAGAATCCAAGCTGGCGACATTCCAAGGGTCTACCCTCAAGGCTACATGGTCGAGGACTACGTGTCCCGGAACCTTGCCTGCGGTGGGCCGGAACTGAATAACCTCAAGATGCTCATCAACTCGTCCAACAACCAGATCAACGGGGCACTGAGAGACGTAGGGAGCGCAATCAAGGTTCTGGACGGCTGCGTGAACGCCGGATTCAACGCAGCCATCGCGGCTGCAGGAGTGCTGGACACCATCTCTGCTCTGACCGACAAGCTGACCTCTCTCGGCCTCAACAGCGTCGAGAAGCTGAAGAATCTGGACTTTCGGATGCCTGACCTGAACCTCAAGATCAGCCTCCCGGACGCAACGGACATAAAGAACATGTTCAACAAGATCAGCACTGGTCTCTCGAACATGATCGACAGCGCGCTCACCGCGCTGAGCAACTTCAGCCCTGAGAACTTGATGGACAAGCTGACAGACTTCGACTTCGACATCCCTCTTCCCGACGACCCTATCTCGTCTCTGGCGAAGATGCTCGAATGTCAGAGCGACGACGCTCTCGCCCTTCTGGAGACCGGCTTGACCAACATGCTCGGAGGAAGCTTCGAGGGCCTAGACAACGTCAATCCTCTCAGCGGGACTATGGCGGTCGTCAACGCCGTGCAGGGTGGGGTGGGCGGCGCTCTGAACGCGATCAACGCCGTGCAGGGTGGCATCAACGGTCTGGCCTCGCAAGCCGGGGGTTTCGTCAACGGTCTGACTGGTCAGGCGAATGCCATGCTGTCCGGCCTGAACCCGAAACTCGGCGGCTTCCTCCAGCAGCTCGGAGTGCCGTCTCTGGTCAACACCGCTCTCTCCGACTCCATGCGGAACGCCTTCTCTTCGAGTAAGTCGTATACCGCCTGTAGCACCGCACAGAGCTTAAACAAGTTTGGGAACTACGACCCGTTCATCTCGTCGGTCTTCGGGGTGAAGGGTCTCAATACCGCAAACGCCACGATGTACGGCGGGTACAACCCGAACGCGTCCGACAACTCTTGCAAGTGCTGTGCGAAGAAGAAGGAGAAGTATCTCGCCGACGAGAGATACGCTCTGATGAACCGGAACACCTACGACCTCACCAAGTCGTACCGGGGCTCCCTGAACGGAGACATGAACTCTCCGATCTACGTCAAGACGGGCAACATCCCGGCAGACGAGCACTCCCGGACTCTGGCGACCTACGGCTTCAGAGACGACAACATGCTCACCAGCTCTATCGGGACTAACCTAGAAACCTACAGGCTGGCCCGGAAGCTGCAGGGTAACATGTCCGAGCTGTCGGTGGATTTCTCCAAGTACGGTGAGTTCGAGTCCGAGGCGACCGCCGATCTTAAGTACGTCCACGACCTGAACGAGGATCTCGTGACCAATAACTTGGCGAACATCGAAGATCTCTCGGAAACTGCTTACAGCCTGATGGCTTGAGGAAAATATGGCAAGAACTCTCGAAGAATTCATGTCGGACATGGAGCCATTCTACGGGCTCTTCGACACAAAGACAAACCTAGAGAACTACTACGGTGCTATGGCAGGGCGCATGCCCTCTATCGCTAGGATCTACATCCGAGAGGCAGTCCGCTCCATCGGATACGACGTGATAGGCGCTTCGGTCCACCACTCAGAAGTCGAACAGCTCTTGGACTGCTTCGGCACGGAACACAGAAATCTGGTGGATCTGAACTGGTACTTCCGACTCATCCCCAGCGACTTCGTCATACACTTCGAGGATCGCTTCCTGAATTCCCAGCTAGCTGGAAACTTCTTGGCGAGCGACCTCCTCTCCCTCTCTGATTCCGGGGAGCTGGCCATCGAGTACCGTGGAACGATCTTCCGGGATGTCCTGCTCGGGTACGTGATGTACGGGGAGAGGAACGCCCTCGGTGAGAACATGTGCTTTGACAAGATGCACAATCTCTTCCTCAAGCTCAGAACCGCCGACGACATCACCTCCCTGTACAAGGCTTACCTCCTGCACGAGTTCATCTCGGCAGCTGGCAGAAACGTCCCGGACGGGGTGAGAGCTTTTCACGCCAGCCACGACGTGAGCGCCATCGAGTCGAAGCTGAAGGCGTACATGCTCTTCTTCAAGTTCATCGTCGCCGAACAGAGCGTGATTTCGGAGCATGTGCTTGGGAACCTGCGAGACCTGTCGCACATCTCTTGGGTCTTCAACCGGATTACCACCGGATCCCTGAGCACCGGCACTACGGCAAACAACCTGCTGAACTTTGTGACGAAGTTCCGGCTGGACACCGACTTCCCGGCCCCGGTCAGTCGCTACACTGTGAACCCCGCACTGCAGTGATACGGATCTCCATACGGTTAGCGCCGTATGGAGATTTTTATCTGTGCAACAGAAAAATATGACATATATGATATGCGTGTTCAAGAAGAAAGGAACCAAGCATGATAATCGAGTACCTGAAGTTGAAAAACTTCAAAGGAATCATGGCAGGGATGGGACGCAAAGAGATCGAGATCGACTTCACGAAGTGTGAGAAGCGCATCATCCTCTTCCTAGGCGCGAACGGGTCGGGCAAGTCGACCATCATGTCTACCCTCCATCCGTTCATGGAGTCCTTCGATAGCCGGGACAGCCTGATCCTCGACGACCACGAGGGATATAAGGAGATCCACATCCGCAAGGGCGGCGACCTGTATCGCATCGAGCACTACTACGGCAAGGGGAAGAACAAGTCCTTCATCTACAAGAACGACGAGTCCCTGAACGAGTCTGGCGGCATCCGCACGTTCATCGCCATCGTGGAGGAAGAGCTCGGGGTGAACGCGGAGTTCTTCAAGATCGTCAAGATCGGATCCAATAGCAAGAACTTCATCGACCTGCAGGCCAGCGCCCGCAAGCAGTTCTTGGGGAAGTTCACCCCCTCGATCGACATGTACATCAACGCATACAAGGTCGTCAACGACAAGCTGAATCTCTCCAATAAGGAGATCAAGTACATCACCGACGAGATGTCGAAGCTGGAGGACAAGGAAGAAGTCAAGTCCCGCATCGACGTCATCGGGAAGACTCTCAAGAAGACCAGCCAGAACGTCGCCAAGCTTGCCGCCGAGATCATCTCGACGCAGCGAGAGGTGGAGACCGCTAAGAAGGCGGTGGCCGAGTTCGCCGAAGAGCTTGCGGAGCGGGAAGCGAAGACCAAGGAGCTCGCCGAGAAGCAGGGCGAACTCGAAGAGGTCTACTCCGACTATCCGAAGCTGAGGGAGTACGACAAGGCGACGATCGCCAAGAAGATCGGAAGCCTGAACTCCGAGATCAAGGATCTCACTAAGCGGGTGAACGAGCTGACTCTCGAACTCGAACGCCTCCAAGGGGCGAGGGTCGCAGCGACAAACAACCGCAATGCCGCTCAGATCGAGCTGAAGAAGTACTCGAAGAGCTCCACCACGTCGGTCGACGAGCTGAAGGAACTGCTATCGAAGTACAGAGGAGAACTGAAGGAAGTCGAGAAGCAGTTCAAGGAGATCAAGGGCGTCGGGATCATCGACGGCATCGTCGTCGAGGACGCCACTTCCGACAGCGCCCAGGCCCAGCGTCTGGCGATGGACATCGTTGAGGGCAAGCGCCTCGTTGCAGACTTCGACGAGGAGTACATCGAGCTGATGTTCACGGCGTCGGAGCAGTCCCTCAAGGAGCGCATCGAATCGGACGAGCTCCTCGCCGAGAAGAAGGAAGCCGAGATCTCCAAGCTGAAGCGTGAGCTTCGCTCTGCCGAAGACGAGCGCATCGCCTCCAAGACCACCATCGACGTCGCTTCGCTCTGCCGGAGCAAGACCTGCGAGGTCTACAAGATCGGCCTCTCCCACAAGGAGAAAGCCGACGAGTTGACCGAGAAGAAGGAGACGATCGAGAAGGCCGAGATTGCCCTCCAGAAAATCCAGACAAGAATCGCATGTCTCAAAGCCATAAGGACGAAGGCCCAGCTGTTCCAGTCTGGCGTTTACATGTTCGTCGAGATGAGTCCTTCGGTTCTGGCCAAGACCAAACTTGCTGAAGTCTTCAAAGAGCACAACCGAGACATCGGGATGGCGGTGTACGACATGACCGCAGAGGAAGTCCAAAGCCTCTTCGATATGTCCCCCGTCGTGCGCAAGGTCAATCTGGCCAAGAAGATCGAGGACAAGAAAGCTGCAATCGAGAACACCGCGTCGAAGATTGAGTCCATGAGCGATGTGGAATCGTTCGTCGGGGAAATCAACGACCGGATCTCTAAGGCAAACGACGAGATCACCCGGATCACTCCGAAAGAGGCCGAGGTGAAGGAGGGACTGGCGGACGCCAAGGAGTCGCTGGAGAAGAAGGAATCCGCCAAAGACCTGATCGAAACCCTGCAGAGTATTCTCGCCGAAGTCGCCGCGATCGAGAAGGATCTCAAGGCCCTCAACAAGATCTACGAGAACAACCTCGAAAACATCGAGCGCATCTCGACCGCCGAGCAGAAGGTGAAAGATCTGGAAGGGGAGAAGGAGACCCTCGACGAGAGCGTGACTGAGCTGACCAAGGAGGTGGCAACCTACTCCACCAAACTGGCCAGAATCGAGGAATACGAGGAGCGGAAGGCGAATCTGATGGACAGCCGGGAAGTTCTGAAAGTCGTCAAAGACGCGCTCGACATCAAGACCGGCATTCCCCTCCACATCCTCGGTTCCTACCTCGACGGCATCAAGGAAGAGACGAACCGGCTCCTGACGCTGGCGCTCGGCGACGGCTTTGCCATCGACTTCAACGTGTCCGACACCGACTTCAGCATCCCGGTTTACAAGAACGGGTTCCCGTACGCCAAGGATATCACTGAGTGCAGCCAAGGCGAGACCGCGCTGGTCAAGTGCTCTCTGTCGTTGGGGATCACCAGCAGGGCGATCAGACAATCTGACACCAAGTACAACCTCGTCTACCTCGACGAAGTTGACGCGGAACTCGATACCACCAATCGCTACAAGTTCCTTGACATCCTCGAAAAACAGCTGGACGCTCTGGCCTGCGAGCAATGCTTCGTGATCACACACAACGAGGCTTTCGCCAGCGCGGAGATCGGGGTCGTCCTCCTCAAGGGGGCGAACTTCGACACCAGCGACGAGACGACGATGTTCAACAAGACGGTCGTAGCGGACTTCAGGAGAAAGAATGAGAAGTAAGCCCAAGTACAATCCGCAGGTCCTAAAGAGAATGCGGGAAGATCCCGTCCTCCAAGTGGTGATGCCGGTTTCCTTCCTGACGAAGCACGGGATCGGCGTCCTCTTCATGCTGAACCTGCTGATCCAGTTCTTCGGCGAAGGAGAGATGACTCCTTGGTGGGATCTGTTGGTGCAAGTCATCGTCTGGTACATTGCGCTGAGGGTTGTCTCACAGACTTACCTCAACAAGCATTATCCTGACAGGAAGAAGTGACAGTAAAAACGGAACTAGCGATTTGCTAGTTCCGTTTTTTTTTACTTGAAGACCGTGTCCGTTTCCGGAGTGTAGACTCTCAGCTCGCCCTTGGCTCGGTCGAGGAAAGTCTCGACGTGGTACAGGCTCTCGGCAGGCAGCACCTTGTACGTCTCGAACCTGTAGTCCTTGACGTTCGAGACGTTGTTGACCAGCATGCAGATGTACCAGAAGTCGTGCGAGTCGTAGAGCCTCTTCGCAGTCTTCTCCGGCATGTAGTGCTCGTCCGGGGGCATCGGATAGGTGACTAGGAAGTCATCCAGCATCCACACGAAGGACTGGAGCACGTTGTACGGCTCGTAGACGATCGTGTTCTGGCCCTCGACAAGCGCAACGAGCTTGTCGGAGAAGTTGTTCAGCAGAAAGGGGTTGGTCTTCGAGCTGGCTATGGACTCCTCGATCGTCGGAAACTCCGCCGAGTCGTAGGAGGCGAATGACAGTGCCATAATTAGCCTCTCAGAAGTACTTGATGGATTCGAGGTTGAAGATGACTCGATCGAAATAGAGCATCCTGTTCACCTCCCAAGGGTAAGACCAGTCCAGAGGGTTGTTCTTCCGGTCGTACTGGTACTTGTCCCAGTTGAAGATCTCGTCCCACCAGAAGACCGAGTCCCTGAAGTTCACCCTGAACTGCTTCAGCATCGGAGCGATCAGCGTCGAGGAGATCAGCTGGTGCATCCGCTCGTCCGGGGTGTTCAAGGCGAAGTTGTCTTGGACGCAGATGATGATCGCGTCCTTGAACTTATCCTCGATGTAGTAGTTCTCAGCCGCCTTGTCGATGATCGGAGAGCGGTAGTGCTCCGGGGCTGTGCCGAAGGCTTCCCACTCTCCCTTGAGTCGGCAGACGTGGTAGTGGAACGGCATCTGCCGCATCTCGACCTTCTCGCGGTAGTACTCTCGCAGGTCCGGGAGGCAGTGGTAGTTCGTCTTGTTTCTGAGGTCCGGCGGGAAAGCGTGGGTCTTCAGGACGAAGTTCGACACATGCGAAAGCACGATGAAGCGGTTCGTCTTCCTTTGGTCCAGCTGGTTTACCGGGTAGAATTTACTTTGGATTGTCATTGGAACCCTTCAGAAAATCGCGGATCTTGATGAGTTTCTTGCGAGAACGGGCCGGGATGGAGTCGGCACTCTGCTCGATCTTGAGGAGAGCTTCGACGTCTTCCTTTGTGATGTTTCCGCCGTGTTCCTCGATCGATTCCTCGATCCTCTCGATCAGCTGCTCGGTCGTTTCCTCCAGAGTCTCCTCAAGAGCCTGCTCCTCTTCCTTGAGAATCTCTATCTCTTTCTGCTGCTCGGCGATGACGTCTTTTTCCTTTCGGATGTTCGCCACGATGAACGAGCCGCTGAGGATCAAGGTGATCGCAAGCGGGTCGATCAGAGCGACGATTGACAGCACGATCACGGTGTAGAGCTTGTCTCGGTTCAGGCCGGTCAGGGCAGAGAGGGAATTGAGGAATAGGAACTTGTCCTCTTCCACGTTCTTCTGGTCGAGCTGCTGGATCTTCTCGGACACCGAGTCCAATCTCGCCTTCGCCTCGGCCTTCTCTCCTTCGAACGCCTTCATCATTCGGATTCTAGCATTCGCCCCGGTGTTTGGCGGCAGAGAGTTCATCTGGGTTTCTATGTTCCGGATGGTCTGCTGCAGCTGATCCCGGTCCTCGGTCAGCCGAGTTCGCTCCGCGCTGTTGGAAGTCACGGTGCTCATCGACTTGGATATCGAGGCGTTCAGGTGGGAGTAGGTTGCGATGGAAGAAAGCAAGACAAGAGCAGCGACTGCCGCGCTGAGGATCACCTTCAAGGCGGTAGGATACTGAGAGTCTCGGTACTCGTGGAAGAGGAACGTCGACGCAGTGATCTTGGCCCCCTCGAAAGCGATGGCCAACACCAGCAGACCGTAGTAGATTTCTGGGTCCGGGATGAGCATGACTACGCCCTTCACGGAGAAGAACGCCCCTGCTATCGTGATCGAGAGGCCCGATGCGAAAAGCAGGAAAGCGGATATCAGTGAAATACTCATGAGAACCTTCCAGATCAATAAGCTAATCTGGTGTTGCTTTGTCAAACAAATTGCAGGAGGTTCATCACGATGGAATCCACCATGATCATTTGGAGTTCCGGGCAGTTGATCATGACCGAATTGCTGCTCGAAGACATGTTGTCGAACTCGATGTTCACTGGTTCTCGCAAGTGTTGCGAGTAGCCGTTGTTGTTCGAGACGTTCCGGACGATGTGCGCTGGCATGTTGCTCATGATCGAGCTACCCGTGCCGAATCCGTTGAGGTACGACGGTGCCTTTGCGGTGTATCCGCAGTTGTTCTCTTGCAGGAGTTGCTTGAGGAGAGCGAACTGTTCGCGCTTCGCCACGTCGAATTGGTTGAAGACGGGGAAGACGTACTCCTCCAGAGCGTCGAGCAGCGCCTCAACGCTGGGCGCAGCCCGGATGGCAACCGGATACTGGAACTTGTGCTCCATGTCCTCGCCGTACTTCAGCAGCTCGAATTTCTTCACTTCGTTGATGAATTCTTGGTAGTTCATTCGTCTTCTCCTTCTTGTTCGAGGTCGGGGATCAGGTTCTCACCAGCTTCTCTGAAGATGGAGATCACCACGTAGTCTGCGAAGAGGTCTTCCTGGGCTTCTACTTCACCTTTGGTGAGAGGCTCTTCTTGCCCTATCAGCTTGGTGTACACCGCCAGAATGACATCGGTCAGATCCTCGCTGTCGCACTGGACTCGGACTACGTGCGGGATGTTCTCCAGCTTGTCGAATACGGAAGCAACGTATTCCATGATTCCTCCAAAAAAAAAAGTCCGGATGGTTTTACCCATCCGGACTGATGTCAGTCTTCGTCCTCAAATGCGTCGTCAGCCAGAACCTTCTTGTGCTGCCCCTTGCGCTGAGTCTTGGGGCGGTTTTCCGGTTCGGTGTCGTCGTTGTGGCCGTTCGGGTCGAAATCCGCCAGACCATCCGAGATGGATTGCAAGGCGTAATTATCATCCGTGTTCAGATCTTCCATTAGGCGCATCGAGTTCCCCTCTACGAAGGGTATTGCGAAGTACCTGTTGGCGTACGAACGGTTGGTCTTAGATGCCCGGTTCTTGAGATCGGTGAAGGTCAGGAACCACTTGTCGGTGGCCCGCTGGTACTCCTTGTTGATCGCAATGACGCAGTCGGCGTTCTCGGTGATGAGCTGAGACTCCGATTGCATCGTCAGGGACGCCTTCTTGCCGAGGTCATTCTTGTTCTCGTTGTTGCCCTGCTGCATGAGAACGGTGTATGCCTCCTTGTTGAGCTGGTTGGCGGTGACGATCGGGATCTTCAGCAGCTTCGCCAATTCGGACAGATCGTTCGTGGCGGAGCCGAGATCGACCCGGATGTCATTGGCTGCCACGTTCGGACGCAGACGCTTCAGGTAATCGTGAACGATCAACTTGACCTCGTACTCTCCGTCGGCCTCGATGTCGTGGACGAGGTTCTCAATGTCGTTAGCGCAGATCTCGTTCTTTCGAAAGTAGTGGATCTTGAAGCCGTGGTGTCCGGGGTCCACGATCCCCTCTTCGATGAACGCCTCCTTGATCTGGTCGAGCGGGGTGTACTTGCTGTCTTTGACACAGTTCATGTAGCTGAACATGCGGTCGAGCGTCTCTTCGGAATCGTTCTCCTGCGTCAGATAGAGGAACATCGGCTTCTTGGCCTGATCCCTGCACCGGAGGTTCCGGTTGTACCGCGCAGCCCAAATGAACGCGTTCAGCAGCAGGCCAGACTTCCAACCGCCAGACACAGCCATGAACACGTAGACGCGACCGGGTTGGAAGCCGCCCTGCAGCATCTTGTTTAGCTCCTTGACTCCTGTCATCAAGTACTTCTTCTCGTTCGTGAGGTTTTTGTAGACCTTTTCGAGAATAACTTCGAACTGCTCACTGTTGAAGTCGATCTCTGGATAAGTCAGAGAAGCCGACGAACGAAGGTTCACCGCCTTGTTGAAGATGGAGGTATAGCCACGGATCTCTTGGATGATCTCGTTATAGGACTCATACTCCTGCTTGTCAAACTGAGATATCGCCAGCTTGAGCTGAGATATGACCGGGATAGCAGTGACGTAGTTGAGACGGTCAATGAACTCGTTCTCGATATAAACGACGAGGTCCTCGTTCATGTCGATGCCGCTAATCTCCTCGATCAGGTCAGGCATCTCTTCCTCGTACTTCGGCATCGAGAGCAGACGGTCCATGATGAGTTCTTGGTCGTCTACGTTGTCTTCGAGGATCGTCTTCAGAACGCGTCGCACTGCAGCGTACGGCATCTCCATATCTGCATCGCTGAGATACACCGTCTCGTCGACTAGCTGGAAGAAGATGTTGAGCTTCTTGACGAAGTTCCTCGACTTGGTCTCTCCGAGCAGGTACGCCAGCAGATTCTTCATCAGCGACGTCTTCAGCTCCATCTTTACCCGGTTGGAGGCTTTCTTGCTTCCGCTTCTTTCTCTTTTTTTCATTGCACTCCTTTCGTCCTTAGACGGGTGAAATCGACTGAGCCACTTGGTCCCGCGTCAGGTTGTACTGCCCCTCGTGCTTCACTTCGATGAACTTGAGAACCTTGTCGACAATATTGGTGGGCTCGAAGAGGAAGTCATACGTAGTATCACCCTCTCCTTCGTCGGAGTCTTCTATCACGTTTTCCGAATCTCTCAGGACGTTCAGCCGACCGGATTCTATCCGATACCCAGGCTGGTTCAAGAAGTGGTTCTTGACCAGCTCGACGGTGACCTTGTGCTCTTTGGTGAAGTAGTCCGTGACCTTCACTTTCAGGTCGTATGCGTTTGCTTTTACCTTGGTGCGTTCGATGAGCTTCACCAGTTCCTCGAAGTTGACGTCAATCTTTGCTCGCTTCACGATGACGTCGAGTACGACGGTGATGTACCTCGGAGCAAGCGCGTTCTCCATGAGGTGTACTGACGGGTTCTTCCTGTCCCACTCTGCGTAGATGAACCCCTTGGGAGTCTCTTCATTGTGGCAGAGCCGAGAGAAAGATCCGTTGTAGAAGATCTTGTTCTTGTAGTCCTTGTGGGTATGATCGTGGCCGAAGATCGTGAGCGGTGCCAGCTTGCAGATCACGTCTGCCTCGAATACCGGCATCTGCGGGATGTTGCGCTCGGCGTCGTTGCTGTCGAAGCAGTTGAAATCGAAGAAGCCGTGGCCGAGTATCAGATCGTATTTCTTGGAGAACCAGTCGGCGTAGTACTCGTCGCTGTCTTGCGGGTACTCCTCCGGGATGCAGAGAGTTCTCAGAGGACCGAACTTGATCTCTCGCACCGTGTTGACGAGGTGGAACTTCTCGTAGAGAGCGCCGAACTCCTCAAACACATTCAGCTGGTTGAGGTCGTGGGAGTAGGTTCCACGGATCACGACGAGGTGCTTGTCGTACTGGATGCAGCGGTTCAGGATATCCACCATGACGGAGACTCCGAGCTTTGCTCTCGGGTCGTTCATGTCCAGTTTCTTGTCGAACCAGTCCCCGGTAACGGCCACCCCGATGAAATCTTCTTCCGGTAGGGTGGCATCGAGAACGTCGAAGAATCCACCCTCGGCGTAGAACTCTTCCCGCATGCTCTCGTGGGACTTTGCGCCGTGATGGACGTCTGAGATAGAGATGAAAGTTGACATATTTTCCTCGAATCATCCGAGAAGCTGTCGGAGCTTGAACAGGTCCTCCAACTTCTCTCTTGCAACTGGGTTTGTCCTAGCGAATTGAAGAATCTCCAGGAAAGTATTGAGTTGTTGCACCTTCTCGTCGTGCTCGCTGGTCGGGTTTCCGAGACTGACTGGGTGCCTTTGGAGGCGAGGGTTCGCCACAACGAAAAAATCGGCATGGTAAACGGACGGATCGTCTAAGGAAGGAGTCACGATTTTCATCGTCGTCGTAGAAGATCGAGAGTAGACAGGCTGCAACCCGCCGACAGACGCGAAGTGGTCGATGAAGGTGATCGGGGACTCTTCCCTTTCGATATCCATCGATATCACTGTAAGCGGCTTCATTATTGGTATCATTTATTTCTCCGAGAATCTCACATGGTGATAATATATTTGCAAAAAAAGTAATGACGTATGAGAACGAGTCTCATACGTCATGTCTTTACAGCAGAAATTCGAGGGTGAAGCCGGTGTCCTCGTTGAGGTCAACTTCCTCGGGAGGGAAGACGAACGCGGAGCACATGCCGTACATGAACTTCAGGTCGTTCTTGATCTTTTCTTTGTCTCCGTCCTCCAGCTCGATGAAGCTGCTGACAGAATTGCGAAGTTCTTTGTAGTTCTCCGGGAGGATGTTGAAGATCCACTCGGAGTACTGGTAGTCCTCGTCCGGCTCCTTGTCGATGATGGTGCTCAGCATGTTGCCCATCAGGTCGGTGAACGGTACAACGATCAACTCGCGTAGGAAATTGGCGCGAGCGGTCATCGTTGTTTCTCGGCTGCCGTTCTTCTTCGGATCCTTGAGGTCGGAGACCTCGTACTTCTCGGTTGCCTTCTTGACGTCGAGCTGGAGCGCCATCGAGAGGTTCATCAGATTCAGGAAGCGGCGGTCGTGCTTGCGCTCGAACGTCACCACTTCGGTGGAGTCGATGATGTGGAGGATGAACTTGAGCAGTTCTTTCTTATTGATGAAGGCGTAGACGTGCTTCTTGATTGCCATCATCTCGGACAAACGTCTGTTGTCCGCGTCCGACAAAATGTCGTCCGGGGTGATGTTGTTGGTGGTCATTGGAGTTTCGCTAAGATGATGAGACTATTCCGGTGTTGCATGGCTACCCCGAGTGTAGCCACGAAACTTCCTTGCCAATTCATAAGAATTGCGCACGGATATCATCGGAATCGAAGTTCGGGGAGGACAGAATCACGTTCCGAACCTCGTAGTTCTCGTAAGTGTAAGGCAGCGTGATGTAGATGCCGTTCACCAGAGCCGCCACGCCGAAGTCTACGCCGATGGCTCCGGACCTCAGATCTTCGAGCACCTTGTCGTTCGAGATTGACACGAGACTGAAGTTAGCAGACTGACCGTAGACGTGTCTTGTCGCCAGAGACGCCCCCATCCTAGAGACCGCAGTCTCCATAGACATCAGCCCGCCGTGGATCCGAAGCTTGCAAGTGGAGTCGTCTTCATTTCCGTAGTAGAAACGGTAGATCGGCAGAATCACATCTTCGTGAAGCCTTCGGATGCTACGGAGCTTCCCTTCGGTGACGATGGGCTTCGACTTCGGATTGTCCGGCACGAAGTAGTTCTCAAGAGCAAAAAGCGTCCTGAAGCACTTCGTGTAGATCATCTTGTCTGGGTCGAAATTCTCGATTACCGACACCGGGATCTTGCTGAGAATGGAAGGACCGAACAGGTTCCCTGTCTTTATCAGCATCATGTCGTCGCCGCGCTCAGAGTCGTCGAGGATCATGTACGGCGAGTTGTTGTCTGCTGTAGGGTTGAGGCCGTTGGTGACAGCGGCGTTGAAGTTAGACTTTCGCAGCTGGTCCAAGAGCAGCGCCTTCTTGGAGTCGGATAGGGTGTCCGGGTACATCGAGACGTAGGGGTCCGGCTTGTATTGAGACACTAGGTCGTCTATGGCGACGTTCTGCCCAGAGCACTCCCGGTCGCCGAAGTCCTTCAGGTAGTTCCCCATGTTGTCCCGAAGGAAGCCGAACGGGTCCGCTCCGCTGACGGACCCGTCGTTCTTGTCGAGGTTGTTGAGGTAATTGAGACCTTGCTTCGCGGTGTAGACGGAGAAGGCGTCGTACTTCGCGAGGGCCGCTTCGCCAGCTCCGCCACCGCCGCACTCTTGGTCCAGCAGCCAGTCCAGCGTCCAAGAGTCCAGCCTTCCGAAGAGGTCGTTCTTGAGGTCGTCAACGGTCAGACCGAGACAGTTTCTGATCATAGCTTGGATCCTTCCATGAGCTCGGCGTAGACGTCGTTCCGCTGCACTCTGGATGCGAGAACTTCGTAGTCGATCATCGTGTACTTGAGGAAGAGCTTGAGCCGCATCGCGGCGTATCTCTTCTCAAGTTTGGCATCCAGACCGGAGTCTTTCTTACCCTCTAGAATTGACCCGAGAGCTTCTATTGAGTTGACGGCGAGGTTCTTGGCTACGCTCTTTGCGATATCTGCCTTCATCTTCGCCACAGTGACTACTGTATCCATTTCCTGTACACCTTCTTGTGGAAATTCGTGGTTGCAAGGATCCGTTCGACATTCTCCTCAGTGACCACTAGCATCGCGTCGTTCGGCCAGTTCTTAGCGCAAGAGAGAATGAACAGCTTCCCGCTAACAGCAGTCCTGAAGCGCAGTTCGATCCTTGAGTCGGAGAGCAGGCGGGCGGAAGTCGGTGTGACGATGCTGCCGTTCGACTCGACTTGGAAGACGAAGTTATCATCAGCACCGTCGAAGTCGATCGTCCAAGTGTTCATTGCCTCATCGACGGTGAACGTGTCGATGTTGAAGAGCTTCTTATCCATTCCTGAAATGCGGAATGGAGTTCTGTCCTTGCCTAGAAGGACGCAGACAGACGCGTCACCGGCTCTCGGCGAGAATCTCAGGGTGGAATTAACCGTGTCCTGGCTCAGACGAGGGTTCAGGTCGATCTCAAGAGAGGAGTAGTTCAGCACCCCCGCCAAGAAATACCTGTCAGACGAGAAGTCCTGCACTCTGAAGTTGTACGTCCCGCCGATCGGGTCGTTTCCGGTGGTCTCGAACTTCAGGAAGACGTACGCCGGGTCGGCGCTTGGACTCCGAAGTCTAGCGAGCATCGACTCCTTCAGGATCTCAGCGGTGTCGATATTCCCCTGAGTCATCGTCTGGAAGCCGAAGTTGTACTTGTCTTCGATCAAACTGCGGACCAACTTCACCATCTCTGCGACGTTTTCGTACTTGAACTTGTACTCCGTCGATTGCTGGGCGCTACCAGATGGAATCTCGTAAACCCACGCGGGGAAGCTCCCTTGGACTCCAGCGTTCCTGATCGCCTCATTCATGACGTGCGCGGCGTATTGGACGTCGTCGTACACCAGAGAGCTCGCCGTCTCTTGGTAGAACTTGCTGGACTTGATGATATCCTTGACGGATTTTCCCGTCTTCTCCGGGCGGAGCTTGAGGCTGCTCTTGTCTGGCGAAGCGGTGTACCCTTTCCGAAGCTTCTTCACCAGAGGGTTCTCCAGCACCCGGCGAAGCATCAGTGGTGGCTCTCCGGTCTTGAAGTTCGATGCCTTGTTTGTCACCGGATGGAGCTTCTTCTTTTCCTTCTTGAAGTCGTTGGCGAGGATGGCCTTGGACTGCAGGTAGTAGTACGACATCAGCAGAGTGTCTTCTTCCACCTTCGTGAATGAAGTGTTGTCGGTGTACTTTCTGACGATCAGCTCTCTGAGGCTTTTCAGCACGACGTCTGGAATCTCCTCCTTCGTCTTGGGAGCTGCCATCAGCGGCGCACTTGCCTTTGTTCCTATGAAGATGCTCTCGTGATTCGTCAGGCTTGCGGAATCTAGGAAAGCATCTCCCTTTGACTTCAAGAACTCGTAAGGAAGATCTCGAATGTATACGTTGTTGGTCGGCATTTCTAGCTCCGATTATTTGGTCTATACAGATGTCCTTCGAAGTAAAAAGACCCCTAACCCGGCAAAGGGTTAGGGGAAAAGAAAGGACAAAGCATGATGCAAGTGCAGAACAACTGTCCCACACTAACAAGTTGTTTCTTAGGCTTTACGGAATTTGATGTCAAGTTCCACTCTGGGCTTGCAGGAATAGAACTTCTCGGCGTACAGCGTGACTATGTTGGAGTCGTCCGTATACAGCGTCTTGTTCAGCGCGTCTTGAACGAGTTTGATGAAGTTGTCGATGTCGGGACGACCGCAAGGCTGGATGACTCCGAGCTCCATCAGGATCTTGTCCTTCTTGGATCCGCCCTTTGGCATAGTCCGGTAGAAGCGCAGCGTGACCTCGATGGATCGATCGATGGGCTTGAAATTGGGCGGGAGCTGCGCCACGATCTGAGAGAGCACCCATTGCTTGAGGCTCTTACTCGGATCATAGAAGAACCCGCCGTGCTGACTGGAAGACCTCGGACGGGCCTGAGCCTTCGGCTCTCCGTAGTATGTCAGGGATATCTTCGTGTAGTTCTTCTCGTTCTGCCACTCATCAATCGCCTGATCGATGAGCCGCACGTCCTTGTCTTTGACTCCGAGCTCTTTCATGAGCTCGTCGGCTAGCTCAAGTGAAGTCTCGGAGAACGTCCGCTCTTTATGCATGGTTCTTCCTTTTATTATGAGGTCTAAGGTGTTGTTGCCGTACCGGAAGTAAGCTCCCAACAGTGATATATAATTTTCGTGGTAGCCATCCGGATTACCGTATCTTTGCAAGGAGTTTCAAATGAAGAATCGCGCTTTCCGCATCACCTTCGACCATCAAAACGGTCACTGGGTAATCGAATTCATGAAGAATCACTTCGTGGTTTTCGCAACCTGGACGGTGGTAAAGATGAAGAAGGAAGATGGGACGGTGGAACCGCGACAATTTAATTCGGTCGACGAAGCGTATGCTTTCGTCAATGAGACTGGCATCAACAAGGTTTACGAGGATCTGACTCGTGGAATGCCTTGGGAGCAGACTCAAGAACCGCGCCCCGCCCAACAAGTCAGCCCGACCGACATCGCCAATGCGCTCCGGGAAGTTCTCAAGAACGACCGACAGGCGCTTGCGGCGTCGTAGCTCCTATAGAGCGTGAAAGAACCCTACCATCGCGGTAGGGTTCTTTTTTTTTCTTAGATCGGCAGGAACATCAGCTTGTACTTGGTCTTGTACAGAGTCTGAAGTGCTTCGTCGATCATGTTCTGGATCGTCGAACAGTTGGGGGTGATTTGGTTTCTCATCGATTCGATGGCACTGGCGATCTCTCTCACTTGGCCGAGAGGGTCGTCGTCTACGGTGAAACCCGGATAGGAATTCAGATCGAGCAGACGCTCCGCGAAGCCCTGATACACTTCGGTGAGATCGTCGATGTGGTCGGTCAGCGCGTTGTACAGCTCGTCGAGTGCCAGATGAGGAGCAAGATTCTTCGCCTTCAGGTGGTACGTGTGGACAAGGGTACGAGATTGCATGAGAAGAATGATGATTTTTTCCATTACAGCTCTCCTTGTAAGTTAGCTATTTCTGTGTTCCCGTATCTGCAACCCAGTCCGGCAGATATAATTCTTGTGATATCAACCTTCTAATTGGAGAACCGAAATGAACGTCCACTACTCTTACAGCCCCCGTCGCGAGGCTGAAACCGAACGTTTCAACACCCGCATGACGATCGGTGTTTCCATTGTCACCTTCTCGGCATTTACATACTCTTTCTGCCAGTGGTGGTTCCAGTGGTAAGGATGCAGGAGAAAAGATTCGAGTTCGCTCGAATCTTTTTTTCTTGATATATCATTAGCGTGGCGGAAGGATAACGCCGAGAGATGCGGTGTCATATGGTAAGGAGGACAACCATGCGACGCAATACCGAATACAAGTTAGTTCAAGAGAGTTATCACGGCGATGCTTGGCGGGTAGTCATCAGTAGCATCCTGTTGAACAGGACCACTGGTGAGCAGGTAAAGAGCGTAGTAGATGAGTTCTTCCGACATTGGCCTACTCCCAAATGTGTGAAGGAAGAAGACCTGCCGAAGATGGTGGAGACGATCAGGTCGCTAGGATTGATGAACCGGCGATCGAAAATGATAATCCGCCTAGCTGCGGAGTGGGTAGCCAATCCGCCGTCAAGCATAGACGAACTGAGCAAGATGCATGGAATCGGCTGGTATGCCCTAGAGTCGTACCGGATTTTCGTAGAGGGAAAGATGGACTTTGAACCGACGGACGGAGTCCTAAAGTCCTATGTTGAAAGGAAGAGAAATGAGCAACGAGAAAGATGATGTCCTGCTGGTCAGGAAAGAACTCGAAGAGAGCCTGTCTCGGCATGACTGGTACTACAACTACAGCGATGACGGCGGCACATGGCGTCGAGGTCAAGCTCACGCAGACAAGATCAGCGGTTTGATGAAGAAGTACACTGCGCTGGTCGGACAAGAGGAAGCCGATGAGCTGTACAACAAGTACGCTCCGAACGACTACAAGATTGTGAGGAAGAAGCAATGAGAATCATCTCCAAATTCAGAGACTACTACGACCACATTTCGAACGTCTACGGGATCGACCCGAAGGTGGTCTACGAACGACCGGCGCTCATCAAGCTGGAGGAACCGGACTATCGCGACATCCAAATTGAGATGAACGGAAACTTCCCCCTCTCGACCCACAGCGACTTCCATTCGAGGACTCGGACCGAGCTGCTGTCGATCTGCGGGAAGCCTCATCTCATGAAGATCAAGCAGGCCGAGTTCGGCTCCGGTCTTCCAGACGAAGTGAGAGTACTCACTACTGACGAGTCGATCAGATTCGTAAGATCCAAGTACTTTCTGAGAGAGCTCGACATGCGCTTCTTCGACGGAGGGACGCATCCAATGCTGGTTGAACTCAGCCGTATCTTGAAGCAGCCCATCTTTCGGGTGAGTAGCATCCAAGTCAATTACGGGAACCGGAAGACTCAATTCCGAATCTCTAACAAGATGCCTGTCTTGTCGGAGCTCGGGGTCTCTAAGATCATCGATCAGAACTCTCTGTACCAAGAGATTTCTTACTTCATGGGCAACGTGATCTATCCGTCTCCGGACATGGACCCGCCTGTGAAGATCTCGGATACAGACCGGCTGGTGCAGCACGGCTTCGACAAGCGGGTTTCCTTCCGTCATCGGAAGTAAGGAGGAGGGGCCTCTGCGCCCCTCTAACTTTTCCTTAGTGTGTACTTTTTTCTTGGGGAAAACATGAAATTCATTCTTCTTGAAGGTAAACGAAAGACCGTCAAGGTTAGCGACAAGATGCAGAAGGGTTACTCTTATGAGCTGACTGTCAAGGAAGGCGACCTCTCTGACTTGAAGGAGAAATATGGCTTCGACCCTGAGCTGACTCCAAAAGAGATGCTGGCTCTCGGTGTCTTCGAAGGTAAGTACCTCAACGATTGCCACGGAGAGTTCCCCTCTTCTTGGTTCAGTGGTGCCAAGGTGGTGAAGGATGGCGGAGATGCTGATCCTGAGCTGAACTACTTCAAGGTGAAATCCAGAAAGCCGCTGTCGCACTGGAGGAAGCAAGGGTGGATCGTGGGCGACGACCCTCGCGGATGGTTCCAGTGGTATTGTCGGGCGTACATGGGACGCCGCGACGAGAAGGTCGATGCAAAACAGTGCGCCCGCTGGAAGTCTTTTGTGAGGCACAAGGCGCAGCTCACCAAGAACTGCAAGAAAGGGGATGCCACTTGCCGTCCCGTACAGCGTCAGGCCCTGCTACAGTGGGCTTACGACAGCCGAAAATACTAACATATCTATACTGAGGCACAATTCAGGTGGAGGTAGTAGCACTAGCAACCGATATGCTAGGTGGACCCCGAACTGGTAAGGACAAGATTAGCGTCCGGAAGTGTGATAACCTCGAAACGATGAAAGACCCCTACTGCTATGTGGCAGTAGGGGTTATCATTAATTTTTCTTGCATTTCGGCGTCCTTCTTCCCTTCTCGAAAGGAAGATTGAACTTGAATGTGTTGCCGTCGGAAACTTGTCTTTTGTTTCCTCCGATTTGGATTCTGGTACCGGCGACTGCTTGGCAGAGATCGTCCTCTGCTTGGTTTCTTCTGACCACTAGCGCGGTCAGCATCATCGCCTTGAGCATGTTGTTTCTGTTCATCGTGGACTCCTTTCTATCACTGAGTTGTGGCAGTCAGGAGTACTAAAAATGAAAAATGTGATGTGGGTAATGGTCATTTCGACCATTACCCACACCTCGTTACTTCTTGTCGCCGAAGAGCTCTTCGATACACTGCTTCTTCAGCTCAAGGATCACCTTGTTGGAGAACCCCATGAGCGGAAGGTCAGGAGTGTTACGAGAGATCAAAGACATCGGAGAGACGACCGCCTCGATAGGCTCTTCCTCTCGGTACTCCGTCAGAGGAGCCAAGTCGTCAGGAATGACTTCCGAGACGATCCCTTTACAGGCTGAGAAGAATGCCAGCTTGTTGCCAACGTCCATCTTCTCCTCGTGTGCGATGTAGAACACGATCAGGACGCCAGACATCTCGTTGCCGAGGATCTTGTCAGAGTCGATGCGCTCGATGGACGGCATCTCGATCAGGTCGTCCTCCTTGTTACCCTTCAGAGCGTCGGAGCGGGACTTCACCTTGGAGATGTACCCCTTGACGTACTCCTTCAGAGTCGGGTGGATCGCGTCGGACTCCAAGTCGCAGTTGTAGTAGACTTTGACGTTGGTGATCGTACCGGAGTACTTCGACTTGATGATGTTTCTTCCGAGGTGCTCCAAGTCCTCGTCTCCCTCGGCAGCTTTAGCCGCCTTCTCGATCGCGCTCAGGGCATCCTTCTCGCTGTCGCCGATCTCCTCGAAGATGATGAGGGGGTCGTTGACGTTGAGCTTCTGGCCTTCGCTGGCGATCTTGATGATCTTGGAGTTCTCTTTCAGCGCCACCTGCTTCTCGGTGATGATGTCGGAAGCCATCTCCTTTGCCACTTTTTCGATGACAGGGGCGGAGTCTTCGTAAGTGGTTGGGAGGCACATCATCGCCACTTTCGTGAGCCTTCCGGGGGCAAATCCGTGGGATCCGTCCATGTCCTGCCGGAAGAAGCTGCGGTTAGTAGCTAGGGTCTGACCCTTTTTGAACTTGGAGCCGACCTTCAGGCCATCGATGAGTTCGAGCTTGTTCTTGATCCAGAAGCCGGAAGAAGAGTTCTTGGCGGGCTTGTCGCTGACGTCGATCGCGGTAGTCTGCCCGGTCTTGTACTTCACGAAGACGAGCTTGTTCCGCTGGTCGATCTTGACGATCTCGCCGTCCTCCGCCGCCTTCCAGGCAAAATCTTGCCCGATGAGCTGGGAGATGGTCTTGTCGAGACCGGTACCGATCAGGTAGTTGTGCTGCACCTTCGTCGAGACGATGTGCTTGCCCTGAGTGGTAGCCATGCCGGTACGCATCGGGTCGGAGTGGTTCGCGGAGAACAGGTTCAGCAGCTCGCCGGAGGCGAACAGGTTGTCCATGTTCATCGAGTCCACGTCCGGATGGTCGAGGTACCCACGGTTGTTTCGGATCTTCGGGTTCAGCACCAGAGAGCGGTTGACGCCGATCTCCCCGGAGACCGGGGAGAAGATGCCGAACAGGCCGATCATCGACGGATCGTAAGAACGAATCTCGGCGGTGTAGGCGTCGGAGCTGTTGAGGCCGGACGGACCTTTGAATGTCGTCTTGGACTTCAGCTCCATTTCGAGGAACGGAGACAGAACCGAATAGTCCTCCACGTTCGGGAGAGCCTGCACCTTCTTGACCACGGCGTCCTTCGGCGCAGAGATCGGAGTCACCACGCCGGTCTTCACGGTGCGCTTGTACTCGTTGAAGGACTTCATGAGTACGTCGTAGATCGCCACGGACAGCACCTCAGAGTCTCTGACCCGGAAGTTCGTCATGTCGTTCTTGCGCTTGTGGGAGTACCCCGCCAGCATGTCGTTCGCCTTGTAAAGCAGAGGGACGAACTCCGTTGGCAGTTTCAGATCGATGAGGATCTCCTTCGTGATCGGGTCGATCATCGAGGTCTCGAAGTTGATGTATGCCTTGGCGATGTTGCGGGATCCGATTGCCTCTCCGAAGTACTCGATGAACACAGACCCACGACGCTCAGCGTCCCGGTAGGAGAACTCCTTGGTATTCAGGAAGTACAGACCGTTGGCAAAGAGCTCCTTAGCAGTATCCCCTTCCAGATTCAGGTACACATTCATGTCCTTGAACTGGATGAGAGTCTCGTTCTCTGCAGCACGGCGCTTCTCAGCGGAGACGGTGTACTTGATGCCGTACCCGTCGAGAGCTGGAAGCAGACCTTGGTAGAAGCTGACGAGGATGCCCAGAGGGACGCTGGTCCCGGCGAGCTTGATGTCGGTGTAGCTGTACGCCTTGCCTGCATTGGTGGCCTCGAAAGCCTTCAGGACGTCGGTGTTCTTGTAGTTCCTGATCGTCTCGACGAGCAGGTCCTGCAGGTTCTGATAGGTCTTCATGACCGTCTTGCCGCTGACCTGCTCCACCTTTCTGGTGGACGCATCCTCGAAGTAGACCGCATCAATCTTGCCGTTCATCATCCGCAGTGCAACCGGCAGCTTCCCTTCCGGGATCGACATCCCGGCATCCTCCATCACCGAACGGATCCGCTTCTGGCTGAAGTGGAAGTCCAGAGAAGCCTTCGCTCCCAGATCGAAGCTGAGCGTGAAGAGACGCTTCGAGAGGTAGTTGTAGGGGATACTGACGCCGTACTTGATGTTGGACGCGAAGGAATTGCCGTACATGGGCTTCACCCCGGTGTACGACTTACCGATGAGAGTCTTAAAGATCCTGTCGATCATCGGGTTAGTCTTGTCGCCCTTGCGGTACAAGAAGGTCTTCGAGTACGACGTGGTGATCTGGACTCGGTCGGGAGCTTCCTTGATGAGCGGCAAAAGCGTCGTCTGCTTGGCGATGAACTTTTTATTGCCGTTGATGTACAGGAAGCCGTCGGAGGACAGTTTGGGAACGTCAACAGTGAAGTTGTGCTTCTTACCCTGCTTGTCCATGAAGACGACGGAAAGCTCGTCCTTCAGGTTCAGCGGGTCCGAAGAGTCCTTCATCTCGTGCGAGATCACGACGGCAGGGAATTCTGAGTCGTTATTGAGGGACTGGAGGAGGGAGGCAACATCCTTCCTGAAGAGGTTCTTGTGGTAGGAGTTGGTCAGGGCCACCGTCTTGGCGGTCTTGATGCTCGGGTTGAGTACCGCGTCGTCCTTTGCCGATTCCACATGGAGAACGAAGTCTTCTTCCCTCTTCTGGACGTCGCCGAAGGCTTTGTCCTGCTGCGGCTTGAACTTTGCCACAAACTCGGCGTTCTCCTTTTCGAGCCGGTCGAACTCGGCAGAGGTGTCGGTCGCCATGATCTCGCTGAGATCGAGGTCTTCGACTCGGGATACGCCGTCCACGTCAGTGTGGTCTGCTTCTTCCTTGGTCTGTTCGGAAGCCTTGGCAGCTTCCTGATTGGTGACCTCTCCGGTCTTGTCGATCGGGGTCTCTTCGGTGGATCCGATCACTTCGGCGTCGTCTGATACCACAGTGTCGCCGACTTGGACGTCCTTGTCGGTGATGACCTTCTTGGGATCGAACGACTTGCTGAGAGCAGCCATCTTCGCAGACAGGTTCACCGACTGGATGGCTTTCTTGCGGTCGGTCAGATTCAGTTTGACGAAGAGGTTGTGGTCGGGATCGACCAAGATCACGTCCACTCCGGAGAAGATACCGGAGCACCCCTCGAAGTCCTTCTTCAGGCCGTATACGATGGTGAACAGCACCGGGTCGATTCTCGGGCTGTTACCTTGGATGTCCACGACCAGCGTCTTCTTGCCTTCCGGGATGTCCCTCGCGGTGTCTGCCAGGATCTTCTTCAGTACGAGCTTGAGGTAAGCGTACTTCTGCTGAGGGGTCTTCTTGTGGACCGAGATGTACGAGTCCAGCTTGGAGAAGTACCCGCCGACGTTGACGACCAGCGGATGGTTGTCACTCTTCTGCTCCTGAGAGAGATCGGAGAGCTTCATGACCTTGGTGGCCTGATGGCCGAGGTTGATCTCTGCGATGTCCTTGAAGAAGTCGTTGCGTTCCTTGGTGGAGCTGATCGAAGCGAGAGTCGCCGGGTTCAGCAGCATCTCTGGGAAGTACAGGTACATCTTCCCTTGAGGCACGAATTTCATGGAGTCCGTCAAGGACTTCAGTCTTTGTGGATCCTCTGGATCCGTCGAAGTAAGGATGTACTTCCCTTCCTTTTCCACATTGATCTGGAGAGAAGACGAGAAGTAGATCTTGTTCGGGATGATCTTTTCCATTGAAACCATCATGGTGGTTATCCCCTAGAAAAATGAAAGTGTTTCATGATTAATGAGTAGTTACAAAGCAAATCCACTATTACTCATATATCATATCAGTGCTCCTAGAGGATGATCTGGGTTACGGTATCATTATTTATTTAAAGATGATCTCGTACTCTATCACCCCCTAAAGTCCCCCTCGGGATGTGCTAAAGAGATATTCCCGAATACAACTGCGACTGAGAGGAAAACTGAAAGGAACGTATCGATGGTACGATTTAGCCACTACGGCAAATGAAGCAAAAGGAAGAAGCATGGAAGAAGTGATTGACCTCATCGATCTGGACGGGCACCGCACGACGGTTCTGCGCCAGCAAGAAAACTACAGCTCCTTCCGGAGTGAGATCGAGAGCGTGATGGCATACCTGCTGCCGATCAAGGGACGCATCCTCGACTACCTGCCAATCACCCTGAAGCGCGATCCTCGAATCTGGTTCGCCACCGGCAACTACGGGAAGGTGCTCGAATTCAAGGGATTCATCGAGAACAGCGGTCATCTGAAGGAGCTGCTGGACGGGCTGCTGGAGTTCGACGTGCCGAAGGTTCCGCTACCGGAAGTGGACGAGACGGGGAGCACCCTCTACGCGAACTCCGTCCTGAAGAGCACCCAGACCGCAGCACACTTGTCGTCCTACGTCATGGCAGAGGACTCCGGTATCTGTGTTCCGCTGCTTGGAGACGAGCCGGGTGTCTACTCCGCTCGGTACTTCGACCGAAACATCGGTCGTTACAACCCCGAGAGCTTCGTGGATGCCGGTATCATCTACCACGAGATCCTTTCGGAAGAAGGGAAGCCCGAGTCGGTGAAAACCAAGGACGCGAAGGACTTCCTGAACAAGGTCATGCTGCTGACTCGCGTCATGAGCGTGGTCGGGAAGCACGGTGAGGTTCCGGCGTACTTCCAGACTGTGGCGACCATCGCCGAGCCGTCCGGCAAGATCGCGGCGTCAGGCATCGGAACCCTCTTTGGAGAGGTCGTTGTTCCGAATGGCTTTTCCCTCAACGACCGCGAAAGTCTCCGTGCGCTGCATCGAGATTTCGGCTATAATTCGATCTTCTTCGTCAACGGCAAGTCTAAAGACGAGGAGCAGTTCTGCTCCCTAAGCGACGTGTCGATCTCGGAGAGACTCAAGTGGAATCACCGTTCCATCGCTATGACGCGGGCCATCATTGACCTGCTCATCAAGCTGGCATAGAGAACCAAAAACGTCTTAGAACGTATTTGAAAGAAAGCGCTGGAACCCGATTCTGGATGTAACTAATTGAGAAAGGTGCATTCATGTGGTTTCAGCGTATCCAACATCTGGCTAGACTACCCTGCGGTAAACGTCAAACCTGAAATCGCGTAGATATAATCTACGTGGTTCCAGGCTGATACTAACTCAAAAGGGTCAGCCTGACAAGAGCCTCCAATCGATTGGAAATTTACCTGTGTACCAAGTCACTAGAAAGGACTGAAAAATGGCATCGATCAAAGACCTGCTGGCCAAGAAGAAGAACGGCGCTTCCCCCGCTACCGCCTCCAAGAAGGTGAGCAAGCCCGCCGACGACGAAGAGGAAGACTCCCAAGTCGAGGGCGGTGAAGGCGAAGGCGAGGAAGAAGAAGCTCCGGCCAAGCCGGTGAAGAAAGTCCTGGCCAAGAAGGCCGCTCCGAAGGCCGTTGAGCCGGAAGAAGAAGAGGAAGAAGGCGACGAGGACGGCGAAGAGGAAGAAGCCGAAGAAGAAGCTCCGGCTCCGAAGAAGGTCGTGAAGCCCGCCGCCAAGGCCCCTGCCAAGAAGGCCGCTCCGAAGGCCCCTGAGCCGGAAGAAGAAGAGGAAGAAGAATCCTCGGAAGAAGACGGCGAAGAGGAAGAAGCCGAAGAAGAAGCTCCGGCTCCGAAGAAGGCCCCTGCCAAGGCTCCCGTGAAGGCTGCCGCCAAGGCCCCGGTCAAGGCCGCTGCTCCCGCCAAGAAGGCTGCGAAGCCCGCCGCTGACGACGAAGGCGACGACGAAGTCCCGACCGGCAAGCAGACCAAGACCGGCAAGAACTCCGCTTGGGGCGCCAAGAAGGAGAAAGAGCGCAAGGAATTGAAGCCGGGTTCCTGGATGCCGCAGGACGAACTGTTCAGCCGCTTCCACGACAAGCTGGTCGAGCTGGGCATCGCTCCTCCGACCAAGAGCGTCACCATCCAAGTCGTCAAGGCTTTCGAGACCTTCCTCGAAGAGACTCTGGCCGAGTACGATGTGAAGTTCGTGGCGAAGTTCAAGCGCCGCGAAATGGAAGCTCGCGTGTACGCCCCGAACACCGAGCTGGCGCAAGTCGCTACTCCGTACCACACCCTCGTCAGCCCGCACACCAAGGTCAGCCTGAACCTGTACTACGGCAAGACCATGACCAAGGGCACGACTACCGATGACGGCGAGTTCGTCGAAGGTCAGTTCGACGCCAAGGGCAACTTCGTCAACGGCAAGTGGGGCACCGACGACGAAGGCAATGAGACCTTCACTCCGGCCAAGAAGAAGAAGTAACATCTTCTGATGCGTTCATCCGCTACACCTCACGAGGGTGTAGCGGATGTTTCCATCATTTTTATTGAGGAATGAAGGTAGTGCGTACAGGAGGTGCAAAATCCGGGCGGGACTAGATCCAGTTCAGAGCTGGTGACGCCTCCGCTGCAGGACTCTCCGGCGCTTCCTAACCTCCCAAAGAGAGGCTAGGAATGATCATAGGCGAAGTAATCACAGGCGTTACCAACGCGCTCTTCGGCGACGCGGCGGACAAGAGACTAAACCTGAGTCTCAAGCATCACAGTTTCAAGTTCAATTTGTCGTTCGAGAAGGGGAAAAATGGTGGCAAAAAACGAAAAGGAAAAAGTTCTAAATCTGAACTTCGTCGAGCAGAAAGATCTGGAAGCGACGATTAACTTCACGGACGAGTGTATCGCTCTCCTGAAGGCCGACTTCTCGATTCGTCGTCGGGAAACGAAGTTCAAGTTCATGGGCAAGGTACTGAGCCAGCGGTTCGGTGCCTTGGTCCTCGCCCTCGTCGCGATCAAGGCCCGCTACGTGCTGGAACGGGATCTCGACGAGGGCGATCTTCTTCTGTGTTCCGCAGAAGACAATGCGGCGAAGATGGTGTCCTCGTACTTCACGGACACCATCCGCATGGCGACCGACGAGGACGCTGACCTCACTGGTCTCAAGGCGATCATCGCCCGCTGCCTCGAAGAGCTGGCAGACATGGCATTCGAGGTCAACCAGTCCGCTGGCAACAGCATCAACATCTACGACATGCTGCAGATGATGCAGCGAAATCCGGAAGTAGCAGCTCTGCTGAAGACCAAGGTGCGGGAGGAGACCGGCTCCAAGGTCGACTACTTCGAAGGCAACGAGAAGGTCAAGAACGCAAACCGCCAGCTGCTCGAAGCTATCATCAAGGATGACGAGTACAACTGTTACAAGAACCTCCTGTCGGCTGTGTCAATCGGACAGTTCCAGCAGGTGTTCTGCAACGTCGGCTACAAGCCCGAGGTGACCTCATCTGCGATCTTCCCGCACTGCGTGGACACGAACCTCTTCTACGGGTTCCGCAACGAGATGGACTACTTCGTCTCGGCGATGGGTGCCCGCAAGGCGCTGATCACCAACTCGCTGCAAGTGCGCCGCGCTGGTTACATGTCGCGGAAGCTCCTGCTCCTGGTGCTGAATCAGAAGCTGTCTGAGACCAAGGACTGCGGGTCCGACAACTACCTCGAAATGGTCATCGAGTCCAAGTCGGCGCTCAAGCGGCTCAACGGTCGCTACCGCTCTGTCAAGGGCAAGCTGGTCAAGATCGACGGTCGGGACCAGAGTATGGTCGGCAAGAAGATCCGGCTCCGCACTCCGATCACCTGCTGCGCCGAAGACGGCATATGCCACACCTGCTACGGCGATCTGGTGAAGGTGAACCCGTTCCATATCGGCATCAGCAGCGTGCTCAGCCTCACCGAGCAGCTGACCCAGATGCTGCTGTCCTCGAAGCACCTGCTCCAGATCAACCCGGAGAAGGTGAAGCTCCCTCAGAAGATGTACGAGTACTTCGAGATCGACGGCTCCAACCTGATCGGCAAGAAGCACTTCAAGGTGAACGTAACCGAGATCATCGTCAACGATGAGGAGGAGACGGTCATCAAGCGCATGGTGGTGCTCGACGGAGACCGTCAGGTCGAGTTCGAGTTCGCCGACGGAGAAGAGCTGGTGGTGCTTGAGAACCCCGACATGGTTTCCAAGTACAAGGCAGACAACATCATCGAAGTTTCGAACGACGGTCAGGAGAACCTCTTCCGGATCAACGTCGAGAACAGCGAGCTCTCCACCCCCCTGAAGAACATCATCCACCTTCTGGAGAGCGAGGCCCGTCTCAACATCGAAGAAGTGATTGAAGAGGAGCCCAAGAAGAAGGTGAAGATTTCCGACCCCGGCAATTATCACCTCATCCTTCCTGAGTTCCTCGGCCTTCTCGAACGTTCGAACATCCGCGCCAGCAGCCTCACCATCGAGCTGATCCTCCGCGAGTTGCTCAGGGATGTGGACGACATTCAACACCGCCCGAAGAACTTTGACAACCCCGAGAAGTTGAAGTTCCTCAAACTCACCAACGCGCTCGTCAATCATCCATCGGCGGCGATCACCCTCGCCTTCGAGCGTCTGAACTACGTTGTGGAGAACAACATGTTCAGCAAGGATGAAGAAAGCATCATCGACGGCCTGTACTGACGGCCAAGAGAAGAGGAGCCACAGTGGAAAACGACTACCACGTAATTGAAGAAAACGAAGATCTGCAGGAAGCCCCTCCGATCGTCCGGTACAGAAAGCCTTCGAGCGCACTGCGCGTGTGGCTGAACGTTGCGATGCAGATCGCGTCCCGCTCTCCGGCTCCTGACAAGCAAGTCGGAGCCGTGGCAGTGGACCGGAACGGTAACGTTCTCGGGTATGGCTTCAACCACAACGTGGACTCCAGAGACCCCTACACGGTTGACCTCAACGGGAAGACCAAAGACTCCACGCTCCACGCAGAAGACGAAGTGCTTCAGAGAGCCGCAGAGATCGGAAGGTCGCTGGAGGGAGCCACCCTCTACATCACCCATTCGCCCTGCACCCGATGCGCCGCAAGGCTCATCAGGGCGAAGGTGAAGCGCATCTACTACATCGAAGAGTTTAAGAACGGTATGTCCCACGACATGCTTCTCGACCACGGGATCGACCTGATCCAGGTAGTCGGAGTCTCCGAAGAAGCTGATCAGAAAATCATCGACCAAGAGGATCTTGAAGACCACTTCGACAGCATGACAGAGTAGTTGCGAAAAACCCATTAAACCCATGCTGCCCGCAAGGCGGCATGGGTTCTTTTTTGCAAAATCGCCATCTCTCGAATAATAATTTAGTGTGAACACATCGAGAGGAGTATCTATCATGGCGATAGTGCTGCACCGTAACAGGATTCTCGTGCGTGGGTTCAAGGAAGACAGCTTCGACGAATTCGTAAAAAAGAACACGGTCTTCGCAAAGAAGATCACGTTCGGGTACGAGGAGCTTTGGACCGCCCTCGCACAGGTAAACTACAATGGAGAGTCGTACTACGCGATTCCCCGCAACTTCCCTCCCAAGTACCTGATGAAGTACCTTGAGGAAGACGAGAAAGAAATCATCAAGGAACCAGAGTACTTTATCCCTAGGGGTAAGTGCAACATCGCGCTCAAGCCGGGAGTCTCCGCCAGATCCGAGTTGCAGCTGACCCTCTCGGATTTCCTTCACGGAAAGAACGACTTCTCCGACATCAAGGACAAACCCAGAAGAGCGATGTTTGTTGACACTGGCGAAGGAAAAACTTTCGTCACCATCTCGTACATCTGCGCTTCGAAGCAGATGGCAGGCATCATCTGTCCCGACGACAGAGCCATCACTACTTGGCTGGAGGAGTTCGACAAGTTCTCAGACATCGACATCGCCAGCGAGGTTGCCATCGTCAAGGGGTCGGCTTCGATCAAGAAGATCATCGAGAACAAGAGCCAGTACAAGCTCATGATCTGCTCTGCTCCGACCCTGAGCAGCATCTTCAAGAACGGGGATGCGGAGCTGGTGACCAAGCTCTTCGAGGAGCTCAAGATCTCGGTCAAGATCATCGACGAGATGCATCTGAAGCTCCAAACGATCTTCAACCTTGAGATGCACGTCGTGTCCTACAAGACGCTGTATCTGACGGCGACAGACTCCCGCCGCATCTATGGCGAGCAGATCATCCTCCAGAACATGACGCCCGGAGACGAGTGCGTTTACCGCCAAGACAAGGTGGAGAAGTTCGACTTCGTGGAGGTCCAGTACTACTCGAACGCCGCCAAAGAACACCAAAAAGGCATCAACAAGCCGAACGGTTTCGATGCTCTGGTGTACCTGAAGATGCTCACCCACCCCGACCTACCATACTTCGATTTCTTCTGCAAGGAAGTGCTGCGTCGCACCGTGAACTACGCGCTGAAACACCGCACTGCCGAGACGAACAAGATCGCGGTCATCGTGAAGACGAACGAGGCTGGCAGGGCGATCGGCGAGTACCTCATCCAGCAGTACCCTGACCTGACAGTCGGCTTCTTCAACAGCGACATCAAGGACATGGACGAGCGGATGAAAGAAACCGACAAGAATCTCATCATAACGACGGACAAGTCCTTCTCGGGAATCATAAATATATCATGTCTTGAGATGATCATCAACGTTACTCCTATCACCTCCGAAGCGCACCTCCTGCAGATCGCAGGTCGTCTGCGCAAGGAAGGTGACAAGAAGCGCATGTTCATCCAGCTAGCGGACTTCACCTTCAAGAAGTGCCGCAACATGATGTACCGGGAGCGCAAGGTGATGGACCCGGTATCCGTTTCGTACACCAAATTCGTGGTAGGCAAGCCGACCAGAAAGGTAGATGAAGATGACGAATAGCGACGGTAAGCCCCGGCTTCCTCGTGAGATGTACGCCTTCCAGACAGAGGAAGGCGAGCAGATCTTCCCGCTTTCGTATGATCCGGTCGGCAACACGCTGACCGGCTTCATCGATCGCTACAACGTGTCCGGAGACGACCCGGCTCCCAATCTGACTTGGGATCTGGCTACGGGCAAATGCAATAATGGGAAGGACTACGATGGCATCAAACAAGACATGGCACTCCAAAACAGTACCACTATTCCGGTACTCCAACCTGCGGCTCAAGTTTGTAGTCAAGTCTGACTCGTCCGACTTCGGGCCGTCATACTCGTTCGCTTCCGACAACGGGAACGTGTACGACACATACAACTACAGCTCTTACTTGATCTTCGGATACGAGTCTTACGACCCGGAAAAGAAGAGACAAGTCAAGGGCAGCGAAATAGCTTTCTCTTGCACGACCATCGTCGACCTATGCGAAGCATTCAAGAACTTCATGATCGTGATGCGAGACAACGAAGTCTTCGGCGAAGTCGAAGACAGCGATCACGGATACGAGTGCTTCGTGAACGAAGAGTTCAAGTCGATCAAAGAGAAGGTGTCCAATGAAGAAGGCAAGGCGATCATGATCTCCTTTGCCGTCAGCGAGGACCCAAAGACCGGAGAGGTCCAACAGGGCGTCAACATCTTCATCGGGTCTAAAGAGGAACTCGTCTTCTTGCCGCTGAGAATCATCAGAGCCGTCGAATACAAGCTTCGGAAGCTGGACTTCGACAGCCTGATGATGCTCACCGCAGCACTGCCCGGACGCAGGAGGAAGGGTTCATCGTCATCCAGAAAGGTAACTGAGGAAGAGTAATGAAATTTTGGAACTGGTTGAAGGGGAGGTCTCGAACGAGGTCTCTCCTTTGGTCGATCTATTTGGACTCGACCACCCGCTTCGGCGGCATGAATCCGAGGGGGTCAATCAACTTCCTCGAATTTATCAATAACTGCTTCCCGTACGTGGAAGCTCTGAGAAAGTCGCTCCACGGGGTAGACGCGTCCAGAGCGTTCTCCAAGGAGGAAGCAACCGTCATCAGAGAGGTGCTCGACCTCATCATCGAGATCAACCTCTTCGTCGACAAGTGGGCCGGAGCTTACACTGGATGGCTTAGCTCCTTCAAGAGCAAGAGTCAGCAGGCAAAGAGCATCGTCCACAACTCCAACGAGTTCATCTACGAGGAGTTCCAGTCGTTCTACCGACACGGAGTCGATCTGTACGACGACATATCTGTGCTGCTGGTGAGGATTGGGAAGCTTTCTGACCGCTGCGAAGAAATACTGAACATCAAGGAAAAATCATGAGCAACGAAGTTCCGGAGATGCCCTTCAACGAGGGCCTGATGCAGACCGAGAAGAAAAACGGTCTGAACGAACAAGCGGACGGCCTCTTGCAGGAGAATGAAGAGAAGAAGAGTGAAGACCAACGCTTCATTCTGAACGGCTGAAGGCTTACCCATAGGCGTCATCGTGCGCCTATGGGGAGCTTCTTTTTCTTCGTTCGTTCAACAAGAAAATAGCTATCATCAGGAGATCCTGCATGGGAAGAATTCTACCCAACACGAGGGTCACGAACGCCAACGTCCGGCACTACATCGAGCAAGCGACGAAGGACTACTCGACCTTCCTGAACTCCGCTCCGACGTTCTGCACGTACTTCTCGAAGAACCATCTCAAGAGCACGTACGACAGAGGGCTGGAGAACATCAACGAAGTGATCGGAGCCGACTCTCCAGTCGAGTTCGACCAGATCGACAACCTGCCGATTTACAAGGTGGAGAACGCCTCGTTCGGCACCGAGATCACCGACTTCGGCGTCGTGGGCAACGTGTCGTCCTCCGCGATCATCCTTCCGGACACAATCGTCCCTAGCTCCGACGACGTATTCGAGATCGAATACCAGAACGAGCGGAAGGTCTTCATCGTCACAGACGTCGAACAAGACAATTACAACAACTCGAAGTACTTCAAGATCACCTTCAAACTCTCGTCCTTCAACATCGAGGACGTCGAGGAACAGGTGGCCGAAGAATACACGGTGGACTACAACTTGATCGGCAAGACCTCGAACCCGATCATCAAGCGCACCGACTTCGATCTCTACCTTGCGATGGAGGGTGTGTACGACTCGCTCTTGGAGCGTTACGACGACACCTACTACTCGAAGGAGACCAGCTGCTACGTTGACAGTGAGTCGGATCCGCTCGGTCGTCCGATCATCGACGTCATGCTGAACTACTTCGTGCTCCATAACAAGCTGGAGGAAAGCTTCAAGATCTACAGACGGTTCAAGTACCTCGACCTTGACATCTTGAAGAAGGTGAAGCCCTCTCGCTACAAGAAGTCTCTGTACTCCTTTGCCGAGAAGGCCCCTTCCAGTGGAGTCGATATCGACTCTACAAACACCGAGACGCGGTATGTAGTTGTCGGGTGCGGTGCATCCAGGTACTCTCAAGATTGGTTCTCGAAGACGAACCATTATTTAGCCACGCCTCTGGAGAGCGGCGCGGTCGAGAGACCCGAGGACATCGTCATCTCTCCATTCTCTCCGGAGCTCATATCGAAAATCAAAGCAAACGACACAACGGACCTCGGAAAGCTTCAGACGTTTGTCGTGCGCTACCTCAACGCCTACTACAACAAGGAGAACTTCTCCGAGTTGCTCCAAGATCTCGACGACACTGAGGAGTCAGTCGATGATTACCGGGTCGTACCGCTGGTTCTCTATGCGATCAAACACTATCGCAAGGAGATCATTGGCAGACCCAACGTAAACTGAATTTCGCCAAACAGAAATTTAGAATTTCTCTATTGGCTCCCGCCTTAAGTTCACAAGGAAATCAAACATGAGCACACTTTTGAAAGAGAAGATCGATGTCCTCAGCGAAGCTGAACTCGCCGAACTGTCCCTGAGAGAGACCCTCTCCGTGGAAGAAGCGATCTGCGACGTTTCCGACATGGCCTTCCTCGTCGAAACCGCTGACCTGCCGGTTAACCCGAACTCCGTCAAGGAACTCGGCGGCGTCGGTGACTTCGACAAGTACCAATTCTTCAACCAAGACCAGATCGCTGGCATCACCAACGACGACCTCGCCGATCTGTATGATCCGGACAACCACGGTGGCCATGCTTCCGAAGGTGACAAGGACCTGAACGAAGCGATGATTCCCGGTGGCCCCGGTCAGCTGAACCACGATTTTGTGGTTCGTAATAGCGCCGATTCCATCAACTCCGATCTCTCCGTGCAGTTCAATGACATGCCGACGAGCTTCGATGAGATTCTGACTGGCGGCAACACTCTTCGCCGCAGCGTTTCCACCAAACATGCTGAAGCTGCTGGCGTTCCGATCGAACTGGATGACCTGATTGCTGGCAAGATCACTGCATCCAACGTTGCTGACGAAGTCAACGATAAAGAAGGCAGTGCTGAAGAGAACAGCATCGAGACAACCGTCGATCACCCCGTCGGTACCCATCAGAACGACACCCTGAAGACCGCCGACAACCTCGGCGAGACCCTGAATGGTCCCGCTTATCTGAGCTACCTGCTCGGCGAATCTGCGGACAACGCGATCACCGACAACAACGACCTGCCCACCGATGATGACGGCGTCGAAGATGACGATGACATCGACGACGAAGGTTGTGACGATGACGAAGGCGGCGACCTGCCCGACAACTTCGATGAGGACGACTTCCTGTCCAGCATCGACGAGTTGGCAAGCGACGACTCCACCGGCGACGACAGCGAAGACTGATCAACGGTTTGATTCACGGAACGATCTTACTGTCATCGCACAGTAAGATCGTTTCTAACCCAAAGGAAAACAAATGGATCTTTCGAAAATCACATTCCTGAAGGTGGACATCCTTGACAACAAATTCGTTGGGTATTTCCGCCGTACTGGACCTCTGCACAACGTCACCATTCCCAAGAGTGAGTACCGCTTCCTGACCGAGAACGGTTTCGAGGTCATCGTGAAGCAGGTAGTTTACGCCGATGGTGGCATCGAGAACATCGATCACACCGAGGCAGTAAAGGCTCCTGAAGTGTTCGAAGAAAAGGTCGAAGAGACCGTTGTTGAAGAAGCAGCGTCTCAGACCGAAGTGGTAGAGCAGCCGGAGCAGCAAGAATCGACCGAGGAAGAGCAACCTTCCGAGGAAGAAAAATCCGAAGAGGATGCTCCTTCCGAAGAGGAATCCTCTGAAGAGGAATCTGCTCCCGAAGAGCAGGCTGAAGAGGAAGTCAAGCTCCCCGAAAGTCTGCTGGACACCATCGAGACCTCTGACGACTCCATCAGCCTCCACCTTCTAACTGCAGATCAGTATGCCGTCTACACCAAGGCAGAACTGCTGAAGTTCCTGAAGGCGCTGACCGCCTCGCTGCCGGACGAGATCGTCAAGCAGATCGAGACGGAACGCAACATCAGCAAGAAGACCCTGCTGGAAATCATCGAGACTCATCTGCTCGCGGACTGAAAAGAATGTTTGTGAACTGCGGAATGGCCATTTTCGGCCATTCCGTCATTTTTCTTGATGAGACCAGATTTGCGCCACGCAATCTCATTGGTCATAACTAGTTTCGGTACTTAGTTCGGACTTTTTCGATGCCGCGCAAGCCTAACATAATAGTAGCCTGTGGTCGCCCAATAGACCGTAAGGGCAACGGGCACCACTTCACAACTCACCCGTTTCATCAATTTCCAAAAAGGATAAAAGCATGTCTGCCATCAAAGACGATCTGATCGCCTCCGTTCAAGCCGAGCTGGCCAAGGCCGGTGTGACCGCCAACAAGAAGGAAACCGAACAGTACGTGGAAGCCACCCTGTCCGGCCTGCTGGCTGTCTGCCAAGAGAAGGAAAGCGTCCGCACCAAGCTGGGCACCTTCCGTTGGGCTCACAACCCGGCTCGCGATCGCATCAACCCCCGTACCGGCGAGACCGTCGCCGTCGAAGCCTACAGCACCCTGAAGTTCAAGGTCGCCAAGGCCGTCCGCGTTCTGGACTCCGAGAAGAAGGCCAAGAAGGCTCCGGCCAAGGCTGCTGCCAAGCCCGCCGCCAAGGCTGAAGCTGCTCCGGTCAAGAAGGTCGCTCCGAAGCTGCCGACCAAGAAGCCCGTCGCCAAGAAGTAATCGCCTCTGGTGACCTTCAGCGTTAGATCCCCATACCCTTCGCGGGTATGGGGGTTTTAATTACTTCTTCTCAGCTTGTTCGACGACGCCTTCATCTTTAGGGCTGGCGTCAATGGAGTTGTCTCCGTCCAGCTTCTCGCCGTTTTTCCCTTGATAGCCGAAGCGAGCTGCAAGGATCTGGCTGATGAGACGGGGAGTCACGATGCCAGTGATGAAGATGGCGGTGTTCATCCAGTCCATGCGCTTATTGATGATGGCGTCGTAGATGAAGACGCCGGTGATGGACGGAAAAAGGAAGAACAGCATGCCCAGCTTAGTCAAAGACCAGTGAGGGCTGTTCACCTCTCTGATGGAATGGTCGAGCTTCGACCCAAGTTCTCTTAGCGTACCCATGATAACCTCTCAAAAAAAAATCACCGTACTATAGTAATGTCCGGTGATTTTTCTTACATCAGAAGCGGCGACGTGCCATTGCATCATACGTAATTGTCCTGGTGATGTCGCGATTCAGCTGGTTGCGGCGCTCTAATTGATCCAAGCGGAGGCGGTCTCTCTGAAGGCTCTCAAGAAGTTCTGCTTCCTGTCTGGCTAGATCGGCCATCTGGCTGCGCACACGGTTCAGTCTCTTAAGAGTCTCTTGAGAAGCCGAGCGCGTCATGATCTCCAGAAGTTCACCTTCTGTTACTTCGAACGAAACGATTTGCGAGTTGTTCATTGTACACCCCATATAGGTTTAATCTCATAAGCATCATATATGAGGGACGCATTTGCAGATTCGTCATAAAGCTAAACAGCGTTTTAGGATATATAATGAATGTGTCCTCTAATGTGAAAGGAAACCCAGATGGAACACTTCTCGATTCTCAAGCCCACCATCCTCGCGATCGTCGGCGTCTCCGGCTCTGGCAAGAGCACCCTCGAAAAGAACCTCATCTCTGACTATCCGGAGCTGTTCTACAAGCTGCAGCAGTTCTCCACCCGCGCCATGCGCCCCGGTGAGCGCCAAGGCGACCCCTACATCTTCATCCAGCGCCAAACCTTCGGGTACCTGCAGGACGACCTGATCGGGGTACTCGGCACCAATCCCGGATCCATCTTCAAGGACCTGTACGGTTCACTCCCCGACTTCGTGGACGGCAAGATTGCCACCATCATCCTCGCCGAAGAGGGTCTGCAGGATCTGCTGGAAAAGAACCAGCGCAACAACCACATTGCCTCTGGTTACAACATCGTGACGATCGGCCTCGACGTCAACTACGAAGAGCTGAGCGTGGAAGACCGCATGGCTCGGATCGGTCGCGACGACGACTTCATCACCAAGGAGCGCCAAGTGCTCCAGATGGCTAACGCGATCTGGCGGAACGGGAACGGTAAGTACGTCAATCCGAGAACGATTGTCGACTACCTTGCCAAGATTTCTGTGATCCGCGATCACTACCACCAAGAGCACACCGAGACGGTGTAACAAGAAGCGGATGCCATTGCGGCATCCGCTGTTCTTTTTTTCTTTTACCGTAACTGCCCGTCAGATTCGGAGATATTATTATCGTGGTATCGGTGCGTTATCGATACCTTTCTTTGCAAAGGAATCCTTGAAATGGCAACAGTACAACAAAAAGACTTGGTCACCAAGATCAAAATCGGGGCACTCAAAGGCACCATGACTTTCCCGGCGGAAAGCAGCAGCGTGATCGTTGAGATCGCGGGGCAACAGTTCGTCTTCGACGGCGAAGAGAAGATGTCTGACGTCCAGAGCTATCTGGAAGTCGAACTGAATCAAACTCGCCACTGAGAAGGAGACCAGAGATGGACGCATCGATGGTAGCCAAGGCGACTTACGAGATCGAACAGCAAGAGATGCTTCAGGAGATGCCGGAGTACTGGGGTATCAAGACTGAAGCGCCGAAGAAGAAGCGCCGTGACTCGATGTCGGGTGTGAAGCGCATGGTCCAGAAGGCCGAAAAAGCCTTCAAGGAATTCTTCGATTCTCAGCTCGACGAACTGGATGACCTTTGCCCACAAGGCGACGGGATGTTCCACGTAGAGGCGTAAACCTCTGCGAGAAAGAGGACACTTAGATAGTGTCCTCTTTTTTTTTCGGAGTAACCATGACGGCCAAAAAGCGGAGTGAGGTTGATCCTTACTTCGGCAAAGTGGTGTACGACGACTACACCATTCATACGACAACGAAGAACATATCGTTTGTCAAGCTCTTTAAGCACCTGAAGGAACAGGGGGTATCGAACAACAAGTTCTTCCTGCGCCTGTACGACAAGAGCCTGATGAATGTCGATCCGCACAACAAGCGCATCACCAGGGACGAGAAAGCAAGGGTCATCACTGAGATCGTCCGCAATCCTTGGTACTTCCTGAGAGAGGTGGCCCGCATCCCGGCTCCGGGTAAGGCCCTTCGGTTTGAGCTCCATCGCGGCAACCTTGCCGTGGTCTGGGCTGTGCTGAACAATTTCAATCCGATCCTTCTGCTGCCACGGCAGAAGGGCAAGACCATGTCGGTGGCTGCGATCCTCGCTTGGATCTACGACTTCGGCACCACCAACTCGCAGATGCTGTTCTCCAACAAGAGCGTGGCTGACGCGAACAACAACCTCAAGCGCCTGAAGGATATTCGCGGCCTGCTGCCAGACTACGTGCAGGAAGCAATCTTCAATGACGAGGACACGAACAACATCGAGTCCATCATCAACGCCAAGCGCAACAACTCGATCAAGTGCTCCGGCTCTCCGAATTCGCACGAAGCTGCTGACAAGCAGGGACGCGGTATGACCACCCCGATCCTCTGGCTGGACGAGTTTGCCTTCCTCCGCCACAACGGCGTCGTGTACAAATCTGCTGCCCCCGCGCAGTCTAAGGTCGCCGAGATCGCTAAGGATAACGGCAAGCCCTTCTCCAAGATTATCACGACTACGCCAAACAACCTCGACTCCGCAGAGGGCGAATACTGCCACTCCATGATCATGGGGGCCTGCGAGTTCACCGAGGAGCTGTACGACATGAATCAGGAGGATGCGAGAGCGTACATCACCGCGAACTCCAGCAACGACTTCTTGTACATCAAGTTCACTTGGCAGCAGCTTGGGTTGGACGACGCTTGGTACAACAAAGAATGTCGCGCCCTGACCAACGACCAGCTGGTCATCCGCCGAGAGATCGACCTTGAATGGACGAAGGCTTCCGATAACTCGGTCTTCTCTGAAGAGCAGCTGGACGTCATCTACTCTCACCTCGTCGAGGAGCCGATCGAGACGGTCTTCATGTCCGTCACCGACGACCCGGACGTGGTGACCGGGAAGGTGTTTGAGAAGTACCCGCTCAAGGTGTACCGCCCGCTTGAGAAGAGCAAACGCTACCTGATCGGCGTCGATACTTCTGGCGGCACGGGCAACGACTCGTCTGCCTTCGTCGTGGTCGATCCGATCGACATGTACCCCTGTGCGATCTTCAGAAACAACAAGATCAACCTCGCGTACTACTCGTCCCTGCTTGAGTGGGTGGTAAAGAACCTGCTGACCGACTCCGTCCTAGTGATCGAACGGAACAGCTACGGTAAGTCGCTCGTCGACCATCTGGTGCGGAGAATCCCTAACAACCTTTTCTACGATTACCCTATCAAGGACAAGGACAAGGATAAGCTCTACCGGACGAAGAAGGACAACATCACGTACGGCGTGAACACCACGCAGCAGTCCCGCGATGCGATGATCGACCTGCTGGTTCAGGTCGTCGACGAGGACCCGAACCTGCTTGGCGTCAAGGATCTGTACGACGAGGTCAAGACCTTGGTGTACGACTCCAAGGGCAAGGTGGAGCACGAGCGGGGATGCCATGATGACGTTCTCTTCGCATACCTCTTCGTCCGCTACGCAGTCGCCTACGGTAACTCGATCTCGCACTTCCTTCGCACCAGCTCGTCGATTTCGGCAAACGCGCAGGTCGTGTCTTCAGGGAAGAGCGTCCCGCGCTCGATCGCCGACCTGAACCGCGTCCAGAAGGCACCCGAGATCGTGTCCGGTCTCTCTCTTCAAGAAATGATTGACCTCCACGACCGTGGTATCGACATATTGAAGTACGCCAAGGACAAGTTCTCACCCAAGAACGGTAAACGCGAACTGGTGATTAATACATCAACTCTCAGCATTCTACGGAAATAAAAATGAGCAATCTCGACTCCCTGAGCCCTAGCGCCATCGAGCCCGAGGCTTACATGGAGGAGTCCTACGCCCTTCTGCACGAGGGGCTTCAGGAGTTCCTCGCCAATAAAAGCCTCCAGCTTGAGACCCAGAGCACCGACTACCTAGAAGCGATTCTGGAGAAGATCAACATGTCCATCGTGGTGGCCCAAGAAAACGACCACCGCGAGTCTCTCGAAGAGCTCAAGAAGACCGTGTGGACTCTGATCTACGAACAGTTCACCAAGGACTACGAAGGAGTAATCGAACCCTCCGCAGTCTCTGTAGACTCGCAGTCCGACATGCGCTTCGTCTACTACTTCTTCTACTTCAACCGCCGCCGCAACGTTCTGGACATGATGGTTGCATCCGCAATCTCCCAGCGCAAAGATCTCGCCCAGCGGTTCAAGAAAGAGACGAAGAAAGACTTCATGCTCCCACGCCTGAAGGAAGAAGTCCCGGAGATCTCTCCGACATACATCAGCCTCGTCGCGTTCTATCAAGAAATTGCCGCAGAGTACATCTCCAGCGGAGCTGACCTCACCGAGGAAATCAACGGACTGGTGCTGAACTACGACCAAGTCTCCACGATCCACAAGATCTTTGACGGGATGGACGTCTGCGAGGCTTTCCATCGCTACGTCTGCGACTTCCCCGAGCACGACGACTTCCCTCACATCACAACCGAGTTCCGCGACGAACTCGTCGAAAAACTAAAAGGACTGAACTGATGCAAGAACAAAAGGACGAAGTGACTCTTGAAGAGTTGGGCGAAGAATTCGACCTCCAAGAGGACGTGGCTGGCAAGCTGGCCGCGCTGAAGCAAGACGTGGAAGACATCCGCAAGGGCTACGTCGATGTGATGAACATGTACCTTGAGGGGATGACGAAGAAGGCAGAAGCCGACATCGCCGACCCCGAGAGCCAGCCCCACCAGATTGCCGCAGCCAAGAACGTCTTGATGAACGCCGATCTGATCAATAACTCCGAGAAGATTCTGGAGATGGTGGACATCTCCGGGGTGAAGCGCCTAAATTCCCTGCGCCTGACGGACGAACGCGAAATGCGCTCCCTGTACCGCCGCAACCGGATCGTCGGCCTCCACTACCAGAAGGTGATGCAGACCATCGACTCTATCAAGGACGCCGAGTTCCGCGAGAAGATGATCTGCATGTTCAACACGGTGAACCTGTTCGCCAAGAACTGCGCTAACCCGAAGGAGTACGCCGTCTTCGTGAAGTTCGCCTTCATGATCATGCGCACCAACTCCCGCCTCGGCCTGATTCCGGTACTCGGCGGTAAGGCTTACGAGATCTTCAAGAAAGTGTGATGTGTCTCCCGTATGGTTAACGCCATACGGGAACATCTACCTAGATCACTGTAAGGAATTCAAGATGAAGTTTCCCTTCATAGAGCAGAAAGACAACAAGGTGATCGCGAAGAAGTACATCCGAGTGATCATCTCGAAGCAGATGTTCGAGGATGAACTGGCAGAGGTGATCGACACCGACATCCAGACTCTCGGCTTCTTCGTGATGAGGGTCTCGGACGACGCCTCTTTCGCCAAGTACAAAGACTATCAGGTCAACCTTCCTGTTGTCATCAAAATCAACGCGTTCAATGCCACCGACGACTCCGAAGGGAAGTACGTGACGTTCGAACCGGAAGACGTAATCATCGAGTCGACCACGTACTTCAAGCGGGTCGATTCGGTCAATAAGTTCCTAAACTACTTGATCGCCGCAAAGATCAACGTGAATTCTCCGGAAGAGCTGATCGGCCTGTTCTCCAAGAACGCTCAGATGAACGACACCCGTGTAGCGTCTCAGCCGGTCGTCATCGAAGCTATCACGTCCGAGTTGGTCCGCTGGGACAAGGATGAGACGAAGCCTCTCCGCCTCGCCTTGAAGGACAAGAGCGTTTCGCCGAAGGATTTCAAGCTCATCTCGATCAAGGAGATCTCCCGCGTCACCTCCGTCTTCAACGCAATCTCCTTCGAAGACATCAATAAGTCGTTGCAGTCCGCAGTCATCATGTCTCGCGGCGAAAAGGACCAGATCATCTCGCCGGTAGAGAAGATCCTCAAATATTGACAGGGTCCTCCCAAACAACTACTTAGAAGGCTATCCCAAAACCTTTGACATTGTGCAAGGGCTTCGGAAGCTATGCACACTTTCTCACTTAAGGAAAGAAACTATGCCTGAATATTTGCATCCGTCAGTGCATTCGAGAATCATCGACAACTCGTTCGTCTTCCAGACTGCGGCGGGTACGACGGTTCTTTTCGCATGCGGCAAGGCCGTGAAAGGCCCTGACAACATTCTGACAAGACTCACCACCAAGGATGAAGCCAAGTTCATCTTCGGCGAACCCAACATGCCGATCACCGGCCAGTCCATGTACAACGTGTACAACTGGCTGGGCGCAGGCGGTGAGGCTTACTTCATCCGTGTTCTGCCGGGTGATGCAGAGTACTCCAACATCGTCCTGTCCCTCGGTCTGGACAACGTGAACGGTTCCAAAACCGTTGTTCCTCTGATCTCCAACGTCGGTTCCAAGAACACTGTCGGCACTTCCGCCGCTAGTCTGGAAGCGATGGAGACTCTGGTCAACACCGCACCGGATATGGCGAACACCTCCGCCATGACCGACGTGCTCGGCACCGGCCATCCCGTTCCCTCCACCACCAAGGTGTACCCGCTGGCCGTGTTCTACCCGTACGGTCGTGGCAAGGCGTACAACAAGATGGGCATCCGCCTGTCCGTGAAGGACGGTCTGGACAATACGTACGACTTCCGTACCTACGGTCTGGAAATCACCGCCAAGGACATCACCGGCGCTGACGTGGTTGTCGACGGTCCCTACACGGTCTCCTTCGAGAAGACCGCCAAGGATCGCAGCCGCGAGTCCCTGTTCTTCGCAAACGTGCTGAACAAGTACTCCAAGTTCCTGAAGGTCGCCATCGCCGACGAGTACGAAGACCGCATGGAGGAAGTTCGTTCCTTCATCATCGACTTCGACATGGGCGTTGATGGCACTGCCGGTCACGATCCCGACATCAGCGGCGTCAACCCGCTGCATCTGGACGTCTTCTTCGGCAAGGAGCGTTCTGGCGTTCAAGTGTATGCGTCCGGCCAAGGCACTGCCTCCCCGTCCTTCACCGCTGCCGCCATCCACCACAACCAAGGCGTCAAGTTCGCGACTCCCAAGGTCAACAACGTCGACGTGCCGAACCCGGAAGACTATCAGGACAACTGGAAGACTCTGTCTTTCGCTCCCGATCTGTCCGACGTCTGCTACCTGATGGGTGGCCACGACGGCACTTGGGGTCCGGTGTACGACAAGTCTGCCGATCCGACTGGTGCCAACCCGGCTCTGTGGGTTCAGATCGCTGACTTCAGCGAAGAGTCCCTGCTGAACAAGGCTTACAAAGCCGAGATCGACAGCGTGATCCTCGACAAGAAACAGTACCTCTTCGACGTGCTGCTCGACGGCAACAACCCGGCTTCCGTGAAGAACGCGATGTCCGAGTTCGCAGACGTGATGCGCGAAGACTGCGTGGCAATCCTCGACTGCGGCTTCCAAGCGACCGCCCAGCAGACGATCGACTTCCGCCACGGTTCCATCTCCATGTCCAACTTCCGCACTGCCATTTTCGGCCAAGACGCGGTGGTTTACGACGAGTACACCGGCCAGAACATCAAGGTCACCATGACCTACTTCCTGGCCAAGAAGATTCCGGCAAACGACGAGCAGTTTGGCGTCCAGTGGTCCTTCACCGGCCCCCGCCGTGGCACGATCTCCGGCTTCGACCAGATCAACTTCTTCCCGAACGAGATGTGGAAGGAATCCCTCTACAAGGCGCAGGTCAACTACGTCGAGAAGGATCCGAAGCGCATCAACTTCGGTACGCAGCTGACTGCGCAGACCGTCAACTCTGCTCTGTCCAACATCAACAACGTCCGTGCGCTGATGCGCATCAAGCGTGACGTCGAAGCGATGATGGACGAGTACCGCGACGAGTTCAACGACGCGATCACCCACGAGTCGATGTCTTACAACCTGAACAGCTACCTGCAGAAGTGGGTTTCCAACAGGACCTGCAAGACCATCTCCGGTGCTGTCTACGCCTCCGACTACGACCGTCAACAGAAGATTGCCCGCGTTCGCGTGGACATGATCTTCACCGGTCTGATCGAGCGTATCTTCATCGACTTCGTCGTGAACCGCTAATCTGGTCGAGAGATAAGGAATAAGCTATGGCAAACACCAACCTCATCCGCGAACCGAACCTGACGAACCACACCGTGACTCCGTCTCAGGAGTCGTTCTTCAACGGTCACGTTCATCACGGGGCCAACATGAAGGACCCGTACGTTTCCGGTTACGCTTTCATCAAGTGGATCAAAGTCCCTGACTGGATCGGTGCCGACAACGGTGCCGAATTCAAGCAGCTGACCGAGCGCAACTTCAAGGCTTTCAGCGGTCTGTCCGACATCCAACTGGATACCGGCGCGATCACCGCTGGCTTCACGAACAACGAACTGTCGTTCGCGAAGGGCACCATGCAGAAGGCCGAGGGCTTCACCCTGAAGTACCAAGAGCAGTCTGGCGCTCCGATCACCAAGTACTACAACGAGTGGACCTCTGGTATCCGCGATCCGAAGACCGGCATCGCGACGTACCCGAAGAAGCACAACGTGCCTTACCACTCCAACAACCACACCGGCATCCTGCTCTACGTGGTGACCCGTCCTGACGCCGACAACTTCGGCGTCGGCGCTGACAAGTCGAACATCGAGTTCGCTTGTCTGTTCACCCACGTCATGCCGACCAAGATCTTCCTGCAACACTTCAACTACGAATCCGGCTCGCACGAATTCGCTGAGAACGAGCAGGAGTTCAAGGGTTACATGAACTTCGGTCAAGCTGTGGAAGCATTCGCAGCCGCCCAGATGAGCACCTCCAAGGTGTACAAGTTCTACAACGAGAACGACTTCCTCAACCTGTCCGAATACGCTTCCAGCGTTCCTTCGGCCTAATCGAGGCGCGGAAAGAACCCTCAATGGTCCTTCGGGGCCATTGAGGTTCTTTTTTGTCACTACGGTCGGTTGGGATATTCGAACATCCTGATAGAGATACGAAGCAGAAATTGGCGTTGTCGGCCAAATTCATAGACGACTACCTTTCCGTCACTTCCGATCTGCCAATCCTGCCAAGAATCTCTGTGAAAATCCCCCTTACGGTCAATCCGTAAGGGGGCTTCACTTTTACTCCATGTCGTCCATGCTGACGTCGGTACTAGGCGCACTGGTGGCGTCAGGAGCGTCGGGTTCTTCCGAACCGTCGCCTTCGGGCTGTTTTGCCTTGATCTTGGACGTGAGGATCTCCTTCTTCACCTTCGCGACGATTCCGTCCACATCCTCCCAGTTGACGTTGGGCAGATACTTGCGGAACATCTCGCGCTTGAAGATGGGTGTCGCAGCGTCCTTGTCTTCGGACTTGACGTCAATGACCTCCGACAGCGCATCGATCAGCGTCGTGAGGTTGCCGATCTGGTCGTTGAGGTTGGTCATGTTCAGGCTCACCGGGGAGGGGAACCTCGCCTCGATCGAGTCTACGTCGAAGAGACGAGTCGTGGTCTTCTCTTTGCCGTTGGAGTCATCATCATTGCCCTTGCTGGAGAGCTCTGCTGCGAACTCCTTCATGTACAGTTTCTTCAGGAGCTCCGAGTAACCGTAACCGAACGTGTTCTGTTCGGAGACGATGTCGCGGATGAAGCGAGCGTTCTGCATGGAGAGCGCCTTGGCGAAGTCCACGTTGTCGACTTCGGTCAGGTACGCGGCAGGCAGGCCGATCCCAGAGAAGATGTTGTTGGACAACCAGTTCAGGAACTCGTTGTCGAGGGAGATATTCTGCAGCCCGTCCACGGTGCTGATCTCGATCGGCTTCTCGCCGTCGATGGAGGGGATGTAGTAGTCGTTGAAGTCGCCGAGGATGTTCAGCATGGACGTCATGTCCATGTTGTGAACGTTCGTCAGGTCCTTGGACTTGATGTCTCGGATGACGCCGTTGATGGCGTTAGCTGCATCGTTCTCCAGACCGATATCGATGTAGTACGCCCGCTTGTCCGCGCCACGAACGATGTTCTGCATCAGGATCGTGATCAGGGTAGCGATGTACAACTTGGCGAAGAAGAGTACGTTGTCGAAGATCGATTCCTTGCGGTCGATGTGGACAACCTCGTCCGGAGTGAAGAACACGACGCGGATCTTCTCGTCCTTCGTGATCCGCTTGGTGATCAAGGAGTGGTAGATCGCATGCTTCAGCTGCTCAGACTTCTTGAGCAGGCGGATGTTCTCCTTCTTCGACAGACGGTTGACGAACACGTCTGCGATGTACTTCAGCTTCGGATCGTTGATGACCGCCCGCTTCTCGCCGGTGACGCCCTTGTCGATGTCGGAGGACGAGTACAGTACGCCCTGCACCCCGGCAGTGACCAGATTCTGATCGCTCCCGGCTTGTTCTGCTGGCGAGTTCTTGACTTTTCCGGTCTTATCCTTCTCGTCGATGGCAATGGCATCGACGTAGACATAACCATAAACTCGGTCATCGTATTCGAGCTTGACGACGTGGTCTGCCTTCAGCTTCTTCAGGATGGCGTTGTCTGAGGCCAAACGGAGGCCGTCGATCGCGGTGTCCGGCACGTCTCCTTCGCGCTTCGTCTGGTCGGAAGCTCTCATCTCGTGGGTGCTCTTGAGGACTGCGGAGTTCTCAAGCTCTTCCGTCAGAGACTGGTGCTCGGCGAGGAACTGAGTGGAAGACCCGATGACGAGGTTATCGGCGATGAAATCGTCGAGATCTCTGGCGAACTTACTGCGGTCGGCCTTGCTCTTGTCTTCCGAGAAGAGGTAGACGCCCTCGTCGAGGAGACAGGTCTCTTCTACCGTGGCGACGTGCTCGTTCAGCATCGAGGAGCAAGTCCCTTCAAGGGTGTGATACCCTCCGTTCTTCTCGGTCGCGCTTTCCTTGAGGAGAGATTTGATTTCCTCGTTCATGGACAGAATCGCCCAGAACTTCTCTCCCTTCACCAGCGTATCGACGACGTCCTCCTTGAGGTCCTTCTCGATGCCGTACTTCTCCATCAGGCGCTGCATGCGGCGACGAATTTCTTCGGCATCTTGCGGAGCGAGATTCTTGTCGTCGAAGTAGATCGACATCGAACGCTTCGAGAAGTCATCCGGAGAAATGATGCTGTTCGTGATCGTGTTCAGCGCCAGTCTCATCTTCGGGATGATGCTGACGATCAGGTCGTACGAACTGTAGAGGCTCGCCTTGTACTCCTTGCGAGACTTGAGCAGCTCTTGAGTCTGCTCGTTGCTCTGGACCGATTTCTTGAAGTCGGCGACGACCTTCTTCATGTCGGTCTTCTTCTGAGTCGCGTTCTTCTGGGTCAGCGCGAGGATCTGATTGACTTCCTGCGCATTGAAATCTTGACCTAGACCGACGAAGTTGTTGTAAGTCTTGAGGACGCTCCGGTTGATGCTCTGGTTGAGCTCGTCCAGTGCGCTACCCGCCTTCATCAGCTCTTTAGTCACTCCGGATTGCACGGACACGATCGTATCGGTGCTCTTCTTCATGCGGTCAAGAGCCTTGAGGGCGGACTGGCTCACCTTCAGCGGGAGCCTTGTTTCATCTTTCTTTGCCATGTAGAATCCTTCATGTCACTACTTTAAAATTCTCGTGAGTTTGGTTCAAGATCATATTGACTACTTTCTTGAAGTGTTCGATCATCTCGATGATCACTTCGAGGTCGTCGATAATCTTACTAGCGTAGGCTGCATCTCCGGCGTAACCCTTGTGGAGTGCAACGATGTGGGCCTTGTAGAGCTTCAGGGAGATACTCTCACTCAGGCTCGTCGGCACGATCGATGTGCTGTAGATCGACTCCTCGATGGCGGCGATCTCGGCATCGTTGTAGGGTCGTCCGAGAGCAGCCAGCTCAAACGCAGTCTGGTTGTGCAGCTTCGGGATGTTGTCGCCGTAGAGCTTGAAGTTGTAGATCTCGTGGAACTCGACCACGTACTCCTGCGACTTTGCCATCGTCTCGTCGACGCTGTACAGGAGGCCGTGTAGGCTCTGGTTGTTCAAGACTCCCAGAAACGGAGAAAAGACGTCGGAGTACCACGTCCGCACTGCTGTCGCCCGGTCCGAATTCGGGGTCGGGAGGGACTGCGGTGTTGGGAACACGTACTGGATGTCGATCGTCTGGAACTCGTTGCAGATGTCGGAGTTGACGTGCTGGTCGAAGACGGTCTTGATGTCCTGCAGACTGTTGTACCCGAAGTAGCTTGAGCGGTCGAGCGTGAGCTTGATGTCTCCGATCAGTTTCCTTCCGGGCTTACCGTAGTTCAGGTTCTCTTGAGCGTTGTACGCTCTCAGCAGATCGATCAGGGTGGTGACGTTCGCCCCGTCCTTCAGCCCCTCCATGTAGTCCGACACGCTGAAGTCCGACACATTCGAGGTGTGCAAGACTTGAGGATCGACGTGGATGAGGTAGCTTTCTACGAAGTTCTTGACCGTGTGGTCGCTGATCATGGGGAGACCGCTGAGCATGAACAGATTGATCCGGTTGTCATTCAGCAGTTCTATGACGAGGTTGAACAGGTCTTGGTCTGTCAGGTTCAGCAGTTTTGCAAAGATCAGGAAATTTGTCTGATCCACCTTCGAAGTGAATTTTCGAAGGTCATACATTGAAAGTTTCGGCATAATCTCCTCACGGAACTAGCTGCGCTTCGAGCTGGGAGTTGAAGAGCTCCAAGAAAGCCCTCACGTACCCGAAGAAACCCGGATTGAGCGCGTCGTCTCCGATGTAGATGGAGAGCATTGCTCGTGCGCTGTTTATTTCGGCTTGAGTGAAGTACGAAGAACCGTAGATCGACGGGAACTTGTAGAACACCATGTAGAGCTGACCGAGGTTCTTGATGAGCTCCGACGCGGTTGAGCTCCGAGGGAGTACGTCCCAATTATTGAGCGTCTGGGCGTACCTCAGACCGACCGCGCCGTTCTTTGCGGCGTCCTGATCGTACTTCGCTGCCATCTGGCTGACGATGTAGTCCAGATACTCGGCGTAGTAGACCCGGTAAGAAAATCCGTACAGTCCACGGATTGCGTATCCGCAGATGCTGTCCTTGGCAGACGCTCTCAGCGACAGATACTTGCGATCCGCAGTGGAGATCATCTCGTACGTGTTGAGTTCTTTGTCGAAGATTGCGAGCAGAGAGTTCAAGTTGTAGCGGCTGCAGTACGCCGTGAGCGCAGACCACTGTGGCTGTGCCTTACAGTACGCAAGGATCTGATTGTGCTTCTCCTTGATAGGAGCAATCCCGTTGAATTTCGTCGTGCTGAGCCCGGTGGAGTCGATCTCGACGGTCTTGACGAAATTCGAACTCGGGTATGCGAGAAAGTACATGTACGTGCTCAGCACGCTCTTCATGTCGTTCCCGAAGGCTATGAAGCTGGGCAGCTTAGACAGGAAATTCTGGTAGAACTTTTTCCTCGCAAGGATTGTACTCCCGCCCTGCTCGGCGGCTGCAATGAGGTTCCGAGCAGTGGCGTTGTTGATCGGAGTCTGAATCAGCTGCTGGATGGTCAGCCGCCCATTGACGAGGTAGTAGAGAATGTCGTTGTAGTTGTTCGTAGTGAGCAACTGAATCGAGTTGAAGACGCTGTTGATCGCCGGGTCGGAGAGATCGACCGATGAGAGGTACGCGTCCAGCTCGTTCTGCGTGAGTAGCAATTCTGCCATTTTGTTTTCCTTTAGCTAGGGCTACCGGAAAGCATGTCCGAGAGACGGACTTGCTTCTCTTTGTTCCCATACAGATCGATATCGAAGTACTGAGTCTGCTCCATTGCAATGAGCATCGCTCTGCGCTGGCTCTCGGTCAGCTTGTCGCCGGTGGCCTCTTCGTACTTGTCGATCATCACCCCTTTGATGTCCTCGTATGCCGGGTTCGTGACTCGGACTTCCTTGATCGCTTCGTCCGGAGTGAGAGCTCGCCGGACGAGGTTCTTCCGGAATTCTTCCTCGGTGTTGATCAACCGACGCTTATTCTCGACCTCGTTTCTGACCGCGCTTACCACCTTCGGCATGTACTTGGAGAAGATCGGTCGGGTGTCCTCGATGTCCATTCGACCCTCAAGGATTTCTTCCATCAGTGGTTTGAAGACGGACATGTCCAAGTCAAGAAGGCTCTGGTAGAGATCCCAGTTGTTCTTGTCTACCGGCAGAAGGTCGAACTTCTGTTTTAGTTCGGAGACGTTAATCATGACAGCTCCAATGATATGACTAAAGCCTTGTTGCAGTATGAGCATTTCGCTCATACTGCAATTCAATTCGGCCTGTATGGGGTAGTCACGATACCTCGTAGGGAGGAACGTAGTTGTCTTCCTCGTCGTCTACGTCGTCGTGGATGTAGTCGAT